TCTAGGTGCGCGCGGCGGCGCTGCTGCCTGGGAAACTTTTTTGACCCCTTTATAGTGGGGCGGATATTCTTAATAAAATCAATGCTGTTTTTAGCTATTTCGGCATACCGATGGGGGGTGTAGACCGTGAGGAAAATTTTGGGTGTCGAACAAAAAGTGGCTAATTTGCATCCGAGGGCTTTTTTTTTCTCCAACAGGAACAGGGCGTTGCGGAGTTCCAAGGTGCGGGTGCGCATTTGCCCGCATGTGTATCGCGCTTTTCTTTTATACTAATTACTTATTTATTATTTTTCCCCTCTATGAGCTCTTAGGAGCTCTTTTCAACAAATAAAACAAACACTACACATTTTCTACAACGACACTTAGCGATTTCAGCAGTTTATCTCCGCCCCCATTTGGGGGGTAAAAACTAAGCCCGAAGCAGGTAGTTACTGGGTTTGCCTTGCCTGTAAGAGTAAATGTATTATTTTCTACTTTCTTACGGTTGTCTTGTTTTTTACGTAGCTAAATTACTTATTTCGGTTTAGAGTTACATTTCGGTTTATGGTCGTGCTCTGAAATGTGGTTGTATTCCGGATTACAGAATAGGGTTGTATTTCGGATTACAGAATAGGGTTGTATTTCTGATTTCGGAATACGGATGGTTTCAGTCGCCGAGCTGCCAAGGGGCGAAGTCGCCGAGCTCGGGGCGGTGAGCTCCCCCACATGCGCGCACCCACATGCGCGCACCTACACGCGTGCACACGAGAGCCCCACGGCGGTTGGACCGTGAGGACTTGGCAGCTAAGCCACCGTGAGCCAAAGCCCGAAATCCTCGCCCAGAAAGATTAACAAAAATTAACTTTACAACCGGGGGGTCAGGGGGCACAATGGCTCCGTCAACCGCCATCCGCCGTTGGTCCCAGTCAAGCTCCGGACCAGCAACGGCAAGCCCCGGACTGGACTGGGTTGGGACGGAACGGAGTCCCACCGGTTGACTCCTCCAGTCCCGAGCTAAGCTTCTGGCACTCCACCGCCAAAGTGGGTTCAGTGCCGGGCGGAGCTAGGTTACCTCGCCGCTTCGGTTGGGCGGGTGGTATGGTTGCGAAACCCGTTAAGGCACCCCATGGCGAACCCATGGGGTTTTTTATTATCCGCTCCTCACTGTCACGGTGATGGAGATAGTGAGGTACCCAGTGAGAGAAAACTTTGAAATAGCTTTGGCTCTGGTATTTGACAGTGAGGGCGGTTGGTCGGACCACCCCAAGGACCGTGGGGGGAAGACGAATTTCGGAATTACCGCCAAAACCTGGAGGGCGTGGGCGAAGCTTCACGGCGATGACCGCCCACTTTCGAAAATTACCCGTGAGGACGCCGCAAGGATTTATCGTGAGGATTATGCCGCCCCCATTCGGTTCGATTCTCTCCCCAGCGGGTTGGATTACGCCATGCTGGATTTCGCAATCAACAGTGGGGTAGGCACCGCAGTGACCGAGCTGCAAGGTTGCCTGGGGGTTTCGCAGGACGGCATCATGGGCTCACAGACACTTGCCGCTGTGAGAGCTAAGTCCGCCGCGGACTTGGTGCATTGCCTCTGTGAGGCACGGCGGAAATATGTGAGGAAATTGGATACCTGGAGCACCTTCGGCAAAGGTTGGCTCCGAAGGATAGCCAAAGTCGAGCAGAATGCCGCCCAGTTGGCTTCAGGTCGTCGCCCGGCGACTGAGCCCTTAGGCGACCAAGGGGCAGAGGGTTCGGCGACGACACAGGACTATTCAGGCAAGGCAGTCGGACCTAACCGTATTCCGGTATACGAGTACGCCGCCCCACTGGCAGGACTTGGCGCCGTGGGGGCAGGTGTCGCAGATACCGTGCGGTCGGTGGGCGAGGTTCGCCAAGCAGTGAGCGAAGTCTTCCCCCCATGGATATGGTTCTTGGTGCTCGGTTGTATAGTGGGGTTCCTCACGTGGAGGTTGATAAAGTATGTTCGCGAGAATTAAAATGTGGAGTGGCTTTATCTTCTTCGGGGCTTTGGTGATTTGCCTCACGATATTACAATCTATGAGGCGAAGAGTCGAAGCCGCCGAGGGGCGAAGTCGCGAAGCTGCTTTGCGCTTGGAGCAGAGTCGGAAACAAATGGAAAAATATCTCTCCGCCATTCGTCGCAACCAGACTATGAGAGAAGAGGCAGAAAAGGAAATTAAAAATGGCAGCAGGAAACATTTTGAGAAGTAGCTTGGTTGCTTTGCTGCTTGGTGGTTGCGCCTGTTATACCGCCCCCCATGAGAGACTGCAATGCGCGCCGCAACCCAGTCTTCCGCTCGTAATGGAGACGGAGCTCAGCGGACTTAGCGACAGCGCGTATAGTCGCTTAGTGGAGAGGGAGCTTCGCCTCCGTGAGTACATTGAACTTTTGAAGGTAGGTTGCGATGAATGACTCACGAACATTGCTGCCAGACTATGAGGCGCGAATTCGTGTTGTGGAGTTGCTGGTCCAACAGCAAGGGCAAACTATCGAGGCGCTGCGTGACGAGGTTAAGGACTTGGCGCAGACGCAGCGTACAATGATTCGGTATCTTGAGAGGATTTCTTTTACTGTTGTCGGGATTTCACTTTTCTACGTTGCCTCTGAAATTGGGTTGGTTCAGGTTTTGAAGGGAATGCTTCTATGAGCTATATTGAAATAGTGCGATATTTTCGCCGCCCATTTGATTATATTTGCCACGACGGCAAAGATAAATATAGTGAGGCAGTCGCGAGGTTTTGTGTCTGGTTGCAAAGCGGCACTACTTGTGAGTGCTGTAAAGGGATGCGGATTCTTGCTGCGTTTCTTGGCGGCGTAGCGCTTGGAGCTTGGTTATGAGACGCCCAAAAGCTTTGAAGACTATGACAAGCGACGAGGTGCTTAGCACCTTGGTGACTTGGCTCACTATGGATATCGCTGATATTTATGACGACGAGGGTATGCTCCTCCCCATTAGTGAGTGGTCGCCAGAGTGGAGGAAGGCAGTTTCGGGAATTGAAACTGTAGAGATGAAGTCAAGGACCGAAGTCGCCGCGTTTCTTCGCAAGGTCAAGTTTCCCGATAAGCTGGATATTTTGAAGTTGATTGGTAACCACGTTGCTGTGCAAGCTTTCAAGTCTGTGCAACAAAGCGAGGTGCAACTCAGCGGCATAGACGCCTTGCATGCCAAGAGGGTGGGTAGTGGATAATAAAGCAGTTGAGTTGGCGAGGTATTACTCTCGCCAATTACCGGCATTTGCGCATGATTGCCTGGTTGTTGCCCTGGAGCAGGGCGGCACCGGGTTTTTGTCGTTTAATGACACCCAATGGAAACTCCACAACATGCTGGAGCAGCAGCTTAGTAACTATGGCAAGGTGCGGGCGATTATTCTGAAACCACGTCGTGAGGGGATGAGCACATATATCGGTGCCCGGTTCTTCCATAAAACAATATTCGGCGACGGGATTCGAACAACAATCACTACCCACTTGGATAAGTCTACGAAAGCACTCTTCCGCATGGTTAAGATGTTTCACTCCAAGATGCCCGGCGAGCTTCGCCCCAAAGCAGGCGAGGACTCGGCGAATTCACTTACCTTCCCATATTGTCATGGCAGTTACTCATTGACGACGGCGCGGAGCAGCGAGGCAGGTCGCGGAGATTTGTCGCATCTTTTCCACGGTAGTGAGGTAGCGTACTGGCATAATGCTGAGGACGTAGTAGCTGCGGTGGTTGAGACTGTAGGTAACTTCCCCGGCACTGAAGTTATCTTAGAATCCACTGGAGCGCCGGGTACTTACTTCGAGGAGCTATGGCACAAGGCAGTTAAGGATAATGACCTCCTCCCCATATTCTTTCCGTGGTATGAGTCTGCAAGAAACCGGGCAGACGCAGAGGGAATTATCCTGAAGCCCGAGGAAAAAGAGCTGCTCCGTATTTACCCGGGAATGGATGAAGAGAATATTGCATTTCGCCGCGAGAAGCTGATACTTATGAGCGAGACTAAGTTTCGTCGTGAGTATCCTGCTACCCCATTAGATGCGTTTAGCGCGGACGAGAAAGAATCATTTATTTCCCCCGAGATTGTAGAAGTCGCGAGTCGTCGTGACCTGGAGCCCTTCGCGGATTTGCCGATTATATTGGGGGTTGACCCCTCACAAACAGCAGAGGGGGATTCTACCGGGCTCGTTATACGGCAAGGCAACTGCGTTACTAAGCTGGCGCAGTTTAGGCGTGAGACAGTTCAAGAGCGGGCGGACGTAATTCGTAGCTTCTTTGCCAATAATAAATGTGACCACATGTTTATTGACCAGGGTGGCAGCGGTAAAGAGATTTATGATTTGCTGCTCCAGTGGGGTATTGGACGCCATAATATTACTCTCGTCCCATTCGGTGCTTCCGCCAGCAATAAAAGACTCTACCCCAATAAGCGCGTGGAAATGTATTCCCTTGCCCGTGAGTGGTTACGAGAAGAAGGCAGCATTCCAGACCAGCTTGAGTTTAAGTCGGAGCTTAGCTTAACTCGCCGGGTGATTAATAATAACGGGCAGGAAGTCTTGGAGTCAAAGAAGGATATGCGGCGTTCACCGAACTTGGCGGATGCTTTTGTTTTAACCTTTGCCTACCCGGTAACTGCTAAGCGGCGAGGCGGCATAGTGACGGGGACATATTGACATGTTAGTAGATGAGCTAGAACTAAATCTTGATACTCCGCAGCAGGATAGTTTTGCTGATTTTATTATGCAGCGGTATTTTAGGGCAGCAGCGGAGCGGCGGTCACATTGCCCATACAATAATACCAGTGTTGACAGTTGGCTTCATACTTGCATAGCACAGTATTGCAAGACTGAGTCTAACCGCAATATGAACCTCACCCGTATAAAGGTAGGTGCTTTACACGCCAAAGTAAAGGACATGGTAATAAATGCAGCGGACGCGCCTTTTACCATTGAGCCTACCCCAGTTCCTGTTTTGAGTAAAGAACAAAACGAGCAGGTTACGAAGTCTGTAGAAGAGATACTGGGGCAGAAGCTTATTGAGGGCGGCATCGTTGTTATGGGCGACGATGGTAAAATTTGGCCAGATTATTCCCGCATTGTAAACCCCACAACCTATGAAGTCGAGGGCTCGGTTGCTAAGTGGCTTGATGGCGTTGTTGCCGAGCAGAAACAGACAATGCAGATTGAGGCGACAAAGATTGCCAGCAAAGCCGCCAAGCATGTTACCCGCCTAATGCAGGACCAGATGCTTGAGGGCGGTTGGCGAGATTCATATTTGAATTGCTTATTTGATATATTCCTCTACGGCACTGGTGTTTTAAGAATGGAGCAGCGGCGGGTGCAAAGTCTTAAGTGGTCGGGTGACAATATGGCTCCCTCCACTGATGATATAATTACTTGGCGGCATGTACCTATTCGTAATTGCTACCCCTCCCCAGATAGTGAAGACGCCCAGGTGGGTAGCTACTTCATTGAGCGAGGTGCTATGCGGAAGCAGGACTTGCTTGCCGCCACCCAGGTATCTTGGATTGATGAGGCTAAGCTGCATGAGGCAATGGAGAAAGCTGAGGAGAATTTGTTTTGGGTAGATAGCTACAACGACCCCTTCGCGCCCATTAGTCCTTGGGGACAAGATGGCTTGGTAGATGTGCTAATACATGAGGGCACGGTGCAGGGCGCCGAGCTGCTTGACTGGTTTGAAGGCACAACGACTAAAATTAAAGAGGAAGAGTTTTACGATATTGAGGCTTGGGTACTTGCCGGCATTGTAATTGGGTGTCGTGTCTTAAAGCACCCGCACATGACTAGGACGTACTTCTCTGCTAACTTCCAGAAGGTTGACCGCAATTTCTGGGGCATCGGAGCGGGTATGACGCTTAGCAGCTTGGAGGGTTGGCTGAATAAATATCTGGATGACCTCCATGAGAATATGGAGTTGACAGTAGCTCCTCCCATATTCTATGATGCGGATATGTTTATCAGTCCGGAGAATATCACGCTTACTAAGCGGGCTAAGATACCGTTTAACCCGGACGCTATGGGGGGCAGTCCTCGGTCGCCGTTCTACCAGGTTCACTTTGAGTCTAAGTCTGCTGAGCTGATTAACTTAATTAATTGGCTTTACCGCATGGCGGATGATGAGAGCGGTATTCCGGGGTTGTTGTCGGGTAATGACCAGCTTAGCGGCGGAGAGGCGACGTTTCGAGGTATGAAGATGCTTGCTGCCTCCGCCAATACGCTTATTAAAGACGCCTTCCTCAATATAGACCAGACAATGATTCAACCCGCCATGGAAGCATTGTGGCGATGGAATATGTTGAACAGTAAAGACAAAACAATTAAGGCGGATACCGTAGTTGTTGCCCGGGGTGCCGCTGGGTTAATGCAGCGAGAAATCGCAGATGCCGAGCGGGCGGATGTTCTGCCAGTTTTGTTACAGCTTGTCCAAGCGGCTCAGCTGCCACCCGACCAAGCCCAGCGCATTATGAATTATTTATTGCAACAAACTATGCTACAAGGTGGCATCCCCATTGATGAGTTAATTCCAAACTTTGAAGCAACGGCGGAGCAGAGTAGTGTAGTGCAAAGTCTTGAGCCTGCAACCCCGCAGCCCACTATAGGCGCGGACCAAAATACAGGCGGGCTCTCCCCGCAAGGTTTAATGTAATAGGAGGCGGATATGTTTATTGACGGCGACCCAGTGCTTATTGGGGATAGGGTGTACCATGTTACTATGGGCTATGGAAAAGTGGTGACACTTGAAAAGAATAATGCTCGTATTGCTATGGATATTGGTGGCATCATGAATATGCGGGATGGTGGTTATGTAGGACTGCGCCGCCAGTTTTATTGGTATGAGCCGGTTTCTTTTCGTCCACGTAAGGGCAAAGAAGAAAACCAGAAGCGGGCAATGGCATTTGCCGAAGCAGCTCTTGAGTTATGGGAGAAGTCATAATGGCAGGTAAGGTTTTAGTCGGGGATAGTCCTCGCCCATCAAGCGCCGGGATTTTGTTGTATCCCAATGAGGCGCAGACTGTTTCAACTGTGTTTCGTCTTACCACTACGCCCCTTCGCTTAGTAGCTTTTGGCTTAATGGGTGATGACTATGTACGGGTTAACCGCGTATGGTTGCCGCCTAGCGACATGGGGCGAAGTGACTGCGGGGATTTGTTGCCAAGTGGCGCAGTATTGGAGCAGCCTCATTATGTGGGAAGCCATGTAATAATGCTCAAAGCCACTAAGCCCGAGGCAGTGATAGACGCAGCTGGAGAGTACCGGGTTGAGTTTGTCGGTGAGAACAGAACTAATATACAGGTGGTTTCTATACAGGATTCACTTGTATTGGTTAATGATACAGTGAGAAATATCTCATGAGCTGCGACCGCCCAAAGGATTGTCAGTGCGAACAATCCGAAAAAGATTGCTGCTCCCCATTAGACTTAAAGAATATTCGTGAGCGGGTTGATTACCTTTACACATTGATTGAGTCTATTGACAGCAAAATTATTTCTGTCACCAATGATATAAACTCACTGTCTGGGCGTATTGTTACTTTGCAGAATTGTGAAGGTGAGACGCTTAAGACAGGCGACACAGTGGCAACATGCAATGAGCTAACTACTAAGATTACAGATATTCGTACTGAGCTGCGTAACTTGGTGGATAGTATTACAGTCAAAGACTGTGATGGTAATCTAAATGTCTCTGCCCCCAGCTGTGCCGCGTTTAATAGCTTGGTTCAACGGGTTGACGATGCTGCCAATAGTATCATCTCAATTTTTGACCAAATAAATGGGCTTAGGGGGCAGAGTGGTGGAGTTAGCCAAGATTCAATCAACGCGATACAGCGTGCTATTGACGATATTCGTACCCAGATTGCGCAGATTGATACGAGGCTTAAAGCCCTTGAGGGTAGGAGCTCGGATGATGATGACGACAATGGGGGCAACCCAGGTGTAGGGTTTGGTTGGCCAGGTACCGGATATAACTTCAAAGGCTGGAGTATACAGGTACAGTTTACTGGTAACAGTGGTACCGACGCCCCATTGACTGCAGATATTGAGGTTGCCGGTCCTCCTAATTCTGTATTTGCTTTAGAAGGTATAGACGGTTCTATGCACGTGACGCCCAGAGCGCCAGGTGTTTCGTTACATATTCAGAAGTTATTTTATTGGAAGAATATCAAAAATCAGAATGGCGGTATTCTTTATGTAGTCCACGGCGGTAATCGGGTAGCAGGCGCGAAGATAGATGCTAAAGACCTAAGCCGTGATGGTATAATTCAACTGGGCCCTTAATATGAAACATACATATTTATTAACACCAGACAGCCACGATACAACGTCGCCGGGCTTCGTGGTACGTAAAGGCGAGAGTATCTTTGTTGCTGCTTTTAATTTGAAGCCGCTTATGTACGAGAAGAATCCAGATGGTTCTTTGAAGAAAGATACTGTGGACATGTGCGACTATATTATGTTCGAAAGAATTCTTTATGACTTCGAGTATGAGCTTACTGCATGCAAGGGCACGGTGACAGTACATGAGAAAGGTATTATTGCATCCGCCCCACTTAGAGATGACTGCGGCAATATTGTTGCAATGACAAGCTGTAAAGATACTTTGTGGATAACCGACCCAGGTTTGTATCGCGCAATATTTGTGGGTAACAACCGCAGCAATGTTTCTCTCGTAACTTATTATAATGGAGCCTAAGATGAAATGTTGTCGTAAGCTATCGTGGTATAAAAAGAAGAAGCTGGCGAAGATGATAAAGCAGCTTGGCATCAAGTCGCAACCTGGCCAAGAGCTAGAGTTGTATGATGCTTTTGGGAGGCGGATTAAATGACTAAACTAGTCACAGTTGATAATCTCAATTCTCAGTTTGCCCTTGACCAGACTGCCCGGAAAATTGGGTTGCAGTTTATGCCAACAACCTCCCCCACTAAGGTGAAGAGTGCGCCGCAGTCCAATAGCTTTATCGGCACCATGGGAGGAGTCCTTGCCTTCCCGGCTTTGTGGATGGAGGTAGAGATAAATGGTACTAAGTATAGGGTGCCATGTTATAAAGCTGAATCAGAAACTCTCCCCATACCATTTCAGTTTACATTAGTAGAAACAGACTGGCTCAGTGGCCAGGCGCTTCAGAATATTGGACTTCGCTTTACCTTGCCGAGTTCTTTGTCTATCGGTGATATAGAGATTGTGTCTGCTGAAGGCTTGCCGAAGGGTGTCACTTTGAACCCGCAGACTAAAAAATTTGAGGGTACACCCACGGGCTCCGGGCGGTATAATATAAACATTGAAGCTGCCGAGCCGTATGGCTTCCACCAATATTTGTCTATTGTTGTCTACGTTTCTGGGGACTTCATTGTTAAGTCCAAAAGTAATGTAGTGAGCTCCAGTGATGTTGACTATGACCCAAGGGCAACATATACTGGCTGGCAGTGGCAGCCCCATATTACGGAGGTAGCTAACTACACACTTAGCAACCGTGAAATTCTTAAGCAGCAAAATGTTGTGCTGCCTAACCAGCTGGTAAAATGTGGGGATGAATCCTTTGCCTACTGGGAGACAGCTACCGGGCTTGATATTGGTGATGGTGTTAAAGAGCTGGGTGAGCAGGCTTTCTTTAGCTGGAGCAAAGCTACCAAGCTGCGGCTTGGCCCAGCGATTAAGAGTATTGGTGATTCATGTTTTGGGCGCTGGTATATATTGGAAGAAGTTATTTGTGAGGCAGTGTCGCCCCCCACAATGGGGTATGACCCTTTCATGCAGGGCAATAACAGCTTTGCAATTAAGGTGCCTAGTGGCTCGGTGGCTGCGTACAAAGCGGCTCCGGGGTGGCGCGACTATGCGGCACGTATAGTTGCAATTTAATGGAGCAGATATGAAGAAAGTAGTTACACCGTATAATCTAAGTCCGGAGCATTTTAGGCTAAACCAGACTTCGAAGAAAATCGAAGTAATCTTCCCCACCGGTGCAAGTGGTATTAGTGGCCTGGCGCTTGATGGGCAGAAGCTTACTTATATGGAGGGCGGAGTTGCTAAAGAGCTTAATCTTAAAAACATTATACAGCTAGACGGTAAAATTGAAGGCACTAAGCTGAAGTTGTCCCACCCAGAGGGGGGCGGCGCTATACTTGAGGTTGACATGAAGTCACTTAAGGGTTTGGGTATTGAATTGCAAGATGCTTTCGGGCAGAGTATCGTGGAGGAAAATGACTAATGAATATTGTAACTTGTGGCGTGGATAATGATTTCCTGAATTCAGTAGTCCGCGGAATTATTCTAGAAATGGTAAACGAGGGTACACTTCAAGCCCAGCTATTGGACTGTGAAGGTACGCCGCTTGGTAAGAATGCTAAAATCTTGCTTTGCTGTGAAGGTGACTGCGGGGATAATAAGCCTGAGGACAAAGATACTTTTATCAACAATGTTACTAAGGAAATTGTAGGCGGCAATTATAAAATTACACTTGCCCGTAATGATGGGCAAAGCTTTGTAATTGAAATCCCGGTTGCACCTCCACCAGTTACCCCTCCGCCAGGTGGTGGCAGTTCTGGTGGCACTGTTAAGTCTGTAGAAATGGAAGAAGCCCCGGAGGCGCATGGCGAGGGCGGTGGCAGTGACGGCTATTACTACAGCCGTAGACAGAGCCTCGTAATTACCAATAGTGATGATAGTATTGTTAGTGACGAGTTACCGCTTAACCGTGTTTATTGGCATGGTGGTAAAGAGCTTGGCCGTAGTAACTACCAAGAGGGCACGGAGCGCCGCCCATTAGTAGATGTTATTGTCGACAACGCCATGAAGGATACTGATGCCAGGGTGGTCCGTATTCCCTTTGGTTTAGTGGGCGACGATGCTAAACAGAATATTAAGCTGTTAGAAATTCCTTTTGATACTTTCCCCAGCCCGAATGACTTTTCCGGCGGTGGCGGCGCAGGCGGTCCTGGTGGTGCAGGTGGTGGTGCAGGTGGTGGCCAAGGTGGAAGCAGTGGCGTTACTGATATTACGCTCTCGCCCACACTATACCGCCACCTCCAGGTAACTGCTAATGGAGTACAAACACAATTAAAGTTGCCAGATATTTGGTTCGAGAAACGCTCTACTGAAGCCAATAATGAAGAGGATACAAAGAATTTTGTAACTGTAAAAGAGCTTAATACACTTGCCGCTAACCTTGCACAAATTTCTTGGTCCGCAGCTATTCCTCACCAGAGCTTTGTGTTAACTCAAGACATGCTGAATAATCTTGAAGTAGACTTGCTTGACATCGATACTAACCAAGACGGCAGTAAAGTTGCTTACCGTGTAACAGACCGTAGTGACTGGATTCGCCAGCATGGCAATGATGTTATTGCGTATCCATACCAGATTATTTCGCTCTTCCAACCGGGTGATACAAATGGTTTCAATTCTGCGCACCTACATACACCGCACCCGTTCCTGCAAGCATTTGTTCGTAACTGGGACCGTGACGGCACAGGTCCTGGTAAACATAGTGGTACACATGCTATTGATATTTTCCGCCAGAAGTGGGGTGAGGGTTTAACTGGCCTTAAAATTGTTTATGCCGGCACGCTATATATGAGTACACCGTACACAGGCGACCCCGCTAGAGACCAGACTGATGGTATATACCGTGCACTCTTCCCGATTGGTATGATTAATACACCCCAGAAGCACGCGGTTTCAAACTACGCTTCACAGTTACCCGAGGCAATATTCTATCGGGTGCGGCAGTGCTTTAACGAGGAGACGCCGGAGACTATTCCGCCAGAGCTTATTTTCAATACGCTTTCTCAAATAGCGTACCATGATATTCAGCCACACTTCTAAACAACGGAGAAACTTATGAAATTTCAAGCACCTAATCGCCCCATGCTGCAACATGGTAAAACCTCACCGGCTCGTCCCCATGGGGTTGCCGGAAATAATCCCAAGCCGCAACGCCCTGAGCAGCGTGGTGGCTGCGCATCTTGCCGTGGGAAAAAGAAATAACTATTCACATTCCCATAGTATGGTGATATAATGAAAACTGAAGCTTATGAGGGTTTTGATAAACTCACGTCTAGGAACCCAGTTATCGAAATACTGCATGAGCGGCGTGAAGAGCTGCGCCGGCTTTTGGTTAAGGTTATTGACCAGACGCAGCTCTCACGTATACAAGGCATGGCGGCAGAAGTTGATTTAATGCTAGCCTATCTTGAAAATACTATACGCCACGCAGATGCCCGCGTAATGGAGAAAGGAAATGGCTAACAGTGCAATGACACGTCGCCGTGCTGAGCGGCAACAAAACTTAACTGATAAACTTTCAGAAAATAATCCCTCTCCACAGGGGGATGACGATACTCAAAACGTACAGGAGGTACCGCCCCAACAAGGGGGCCAGGAAGATGAGACTTCCGAAAAGTATCGCCGCCTACAGGGAAAGGCCTCTGCCCTTGAAAAAGAGAACTACGAACTTGTTACTGAACGTGAAGCACTTCGAAAAGAACTGGAGGAGCTTAAGAAAGCACCACCAAAATCTGAGAAGGAAAAACATGAAGATTTTGTTAAGCAACTTCGTGAGGACATTGGGGCGGAGCATTGGGATTACTTAGACGAAAGTGAGAAGCAGGCATTTATCCGAATGGCCCAGCGCCAGGAGGAAAAGAATCGTGCCGCTACGGAAACAGCCCAGCGCATTGTATATGAGAAAGATGAAAACCGTCGCTCTCAAGAATTCGTTGGTGCAATGGATGAGGCTCTTAAAAAGTACGATACGACTTTTTTAGGGTTGGCGAATAATGCAGAGTTTAATGAGTGGGTGAAAGGTTCCCGCCGTAACTATGCAATCTGGAAGGCGTCTGTTGAAGGTAAGGATACAGAGGCACAGCAAGACTTGATGGCTTTGGCAGAAGAGTTCTTTGGCAAGGAAAATAATTCCTCCCCCACTATAAAGAATGCACCAGCCAAACCCGCTAAGCAGCCAAGTGCGAAGATTACTTACGAACAATATATTGCCGCCATTCGTGATAAGCGCCACCCCAGTCGTCGTGCCAGGGCCCAAGCTATTATTGACCAGTATTTGAAACAGGAAAACCAAAATGGATAAGCAAATTTACGGGCAGGGGCATACCCGTATTATTCCTAACCAGCTTATTGCAGATAAGATTTCTACGGAGATTTTTGACCGTAAGTTGGATGAGTCTATTATCCCCAATATTGCATTGGCAGATGCAGATTTTGAAGGGCAGCTGCTTTGTGGTAGCAAGGTCACGTTTTTGCGGCGGGATACTATTGACCCCACTCTCTTCCAAGATGTGCAAGGCAACGAAGACCCTGAGACCGATGTTATTACTCTCTGCGCTCAAGAAGTGGAGATTTGTGGTAGCAAGGATTTCCAGATTAAGTTGAGTGTTCACCAGCTGAAGCAACTTGAGTGCGAGAATTTAGATAACGTCTACTTCGATACCGTTGACCGTACTATTAGCGATACTGTTGACCTTATCTGGGACCAGTCCCACTTGGCAACTATGCTGATGATGGCAGCGCGCGAAAATACCGGTAACAATGCACTTGGCCTTGTGGACCTTGGCAGCGCAGCGAACCCGATTGTTATTCCGAAAGACCGCATGGCCGGCGCTGCGAAGCTTGAAGAAGTATTTTCTAATCTTCAGTTCGTGCTCACTACACGTAATGCAATGAACTATAACGGCGACGTGGCATTGGTCCTCCCCACTTTGGTGGCTAACCGTGCTGCTCCCATTTTCCGCGACTTGAATGTTTGCTGCGGCGAAGATAACATCCGTATCAAAGGCCAGTTGCCGAAGACTATTTATGGCTTTGACAGCTTTATGACTAACCGCCAAGTTTTGTCGGTTATGTACGGTGGCCGCCGGATTTTCTACATTATTGCGGCAGATAAATATGCAAGTGGCTTCGTTTCTGATTTCTACAACTTTAAGTGGTGGGAAGATAAGCGTGACTGGTTCTTGGTAGGCACAGAAGTTCATGGCTCATACGTAACCTACCCAGAGCACATTGCTATTGCTGCAGTTACTTTTGAGCAGTAAGATAGGAGGAAAAAACTATGGCTCAACTTCTTCAGATTTTTAAGGGTGGCTGGGAAGGCAAGCACCGCAATAAGGATGGTAGTCTTCGTGACAATCGCCTTGCTGTAAACCAGCGCCCAGCTGATGGGCATATTAAGCCGGCAACGTGGGAAGATTATATCCGGGTTAACAAGCATCGATTTTGTGACCTGCCCCAGTTGGCTGTGGGTGATGTTATCGGTGTACATACTACGCTTACCTTCGGAATTGTCGAAGCACTTGGTATTGCGGTTCTGGTTCCAGAAGAGGGACTCAAGTTCAAGCTTGTCGCAAGTGATGACTTTAAGCTTGAAGGCTTGGACTTTACCGTGTACGAGTACGACGAAGACAAGAAAGAATTCAAGGCAACCACCACTAATGCAGGTGCTGATGCTTTAACCGAGATTGGTACTAAGAAAGTTTGGATTGCAGGTTATGCCAAGCCGGGCGCCGAATTAATGCGCGTGGGCAATGCAGTCCAGATTGGGCTTGAGGTGGTAGCGCTTCCCCAGAATGCGGGTAATGCCGGTACGACGTGGGACTTCGATATTGAATCACGCCTACAAATGCGGCAGTCTGTCCGCCCACCGGCAAGTCTTTGCTGCTGCTAACAGAATTGCCCGGTTACTAAGTGGCCGGGCTTCTTTACATTGGAGAATCTAAATGAGTGGAATTAAGAGTAAAGTAAATGGTATCGTTATTTCCAATACGTCGTATGTGGATACCGTAGTACGAATGGGCGGCGGCAAGTATGCTTACTTTGTTGGGACTACTCCCCGCGCTCAGCCACAGCAGTCAGTGACCCCACCCGCTGCCGGTGTAGACCTTGCCCAAGCGGATGCCCAAGATGAGCAGGAAGAAGCAGTGGCAGAAGTGGCTTCACCGGAAGCCGAGGAAACGCAAGAAACGCCGGAGGAAGCATCAGGCCGCCGTGGGCGTAGAGGCCAACCGGTAGAACAACTATGAAAGTAACATCTCTCATAGCCGAGGTAAGAAGACAGCTCTCGGATATTGAGGGGCTTGGCTATGATGATGACTTGCTAATTGAGTTTATAAACGACGGGCTTTGCTTCATTTATGAATTGAAGCCCGAGCTATTTGCGGAGTCACGTATACTACAGGCACAATGCGGCGATGTTCAGATAATAGATGAGTGCTGTGACAAGCTGCTTTCTGTAGATGCAATCTCTTCCCCCACTGGTATATTCGTAGACATTGTTCGGCAGACTAGTGTAAAGATGGCGCGTGACTTCGATAAAACTCCAGCCGGCACTGGGGCGCGCACATGGTCCATGCGTGAGAATGTGTTTAATGAATTCTATGTATGGCCGCCCATTGAAAAGTGTGAGTGTGTATATTTTAGAATCACATGTGCCTCCCCACCTGATGCCGTTGTTGAACTCACAGACCAAGTACCCGGATGCCGGAATCATGAAGCCTTACTACAATATATTTTTTGGAGGGCGTACTTACTTGAAACTGAAAGTGCTACTTCAGTTCAACTGGCCCAAAGCTGCTATGATAAGGTATATCAGATTCTTGGAATTGAGCGGCAAACAGATAATGCAATGAGGGAAACCAATGGAAGACACAACAAGTCTTAGCCCGTACCTAACAACACGGCAAGGTCCGGTAGTATGCTGTGATAAACCACCACGCGAGCACTGTGTTGTAGAGTATCGTAGGGAGAAAGAAATTGAATTTATTTGTTATGATAAGTGGCTGCCTAATGTTCGCCTTTTGGCACCTCATATTCCCGATAACGTGCTGCTTGATTATATTCGCCGTAGTTGCATTGAGTTTGCTAGGCAGTCTAAGATTCTTACCCGTAACGTTACTTTGCTCACTCAGAAAAATGTGGCGGACTACTGGCCCTGCCTTGGCCCTCAAGAAAGAATAGAGTGGGTACGACTGTTATCCGTTAATGGAGAGTGCTTTGAGCCGAAGGGGCATAGCTGCTCATGGTGTATCGGCCAAAGTAAGTTCTGGTTCCACCCGCCTAATAGCTTAGAGATTCATCCTCCCCCCAATGAGTGCGCTAAGATTATTTTCACGGTTGATGCTTGCCCCAGTGAAGATAGTACGGAGGTTGATAGGTTACTGCATGACAGGTACTTCAAGCCGATAGAAGATTACGCAGTTGCATTGACCACATTGATACCACCACGAGACGACAGTCACAATGTGGCTAGGGTTAGCCCAGATACGCACAATTTATTGATTCGTGGGTTTAGCAGAGGTGTTGCGCGGGCTAAGATAGACCAAGCGCAGAATTTTTCAGATGCTGTAACTACGTGGGGAGGTCACTGCAGTGGGATGTAATTGTAGAGGTGGGAGAGCTCGCCAGAAACCAGAGCTCAATCTTAGTACGCCATGCGTTGCTGCCCCGGGTGTACACCACAATGTGAATGTTGAAGTTGATGAACATTGTAAGGTGGTAAGAATATGGGCAGCAGAGAAAAACATAATTAAAGGATGTGACGAATGCGGTTGAAGCTAACCCGGTTTTCCGGCCTAGCGCCTCGCCAGACAGACCGAAACTTACAGGAAAGTTTTGCAAGTATAGCGGAAAACGTAAACCTTGAAAGAGGTACAATACAAGCATGGAATGAGCCGGCGAAGGTCAGTGACCAGACCGGCTATTCTCTTTTTATGGCCAGCTGCTGCCCCATAACCGGTGACTGTGATACTTCTTTCGCAGAGACTGGTATTGACTGCGGGGAAATACTGGTTGCTTCAGGTTTAGGAAAGCAGCCAGTATTTACTACCGAAACTTGCCCACCCCACTGGGAGACACTAGGCTTTCCGTGCAAGATGGCTGCTCCTACTGTGAAAGCACCTACAGCTAAAGAAGATTTCAGTATGGACTTGCGGAGCTACTATTACACAGTAGTTAACCGTATGGGGTGGGAGTCTGCCCCGTCGTTGCCGTCCGCCCCAGTGCGTGTGAATATTATTTCTGAGGTTAGTATTGGTGAATTCGAAGTGCCGAGCAACGCAGTGACTATCAGAATTTATCGGGCGCAGACCCCGCTAGACTACGGCACTGAGCCACTTGAAAATGATGACTCAGTATTTCTGCTTGTGGGGGAGATACCGGTTAGCCAGCCAGTTTTCAAAGATACTGTTAAGATTGCAGGGTTTGCTTGTGAGACTGAGCAGTATTCTCCCCCACCTGAAAACCTCTACGAGATTTGTAGCTTGCAGAATGGGCGGCTTTGCGGATTAGTGGGTAACCACTTTATGATGAGCGAGAGAGGGGCACCCCACGCTTGGCCAGATAAAACAAAGGTATCTTTCTATGATAAGCCGCTTGCTTTGAAGTGCGTGAGAGACGTTGCCTACGTGCTTACTGCCGGGCGTCCAGTAACCATCCAGGTTAATGGAGACTGTGATGACGGTGTCCTCTATAACGTGTCAACATTGCAGCAGACCCTGCCCATACTGTCACGCCGCTCAGCGGCTACGCATGCAGGCGGCGTTGTTTACGCAGCTGCTCAGGGTTTAGTATTCATTGCTGGCCAGCAGGCAGTAGTGCTCACTCGTGATTTCTACACGCCCCAGCAGTGGGGGCAGTTACAACCTCATACTATGGTGGGCTGTGTTCATGATGGGGTATACTATGGTTCTACAGCTACAACTTGTATTCGCTTTGACCTGCCCGACGAAATATTTGCAACGCAAGATGACACTGCCCTAACCACCATCTCCCTCCGCCCAAGGGCTATGCACTCCGCCAGTAATGACCGGTTATATATGGCGTTGGATGATGGCACATACGAGTGGAATACTGGTACAGGTAAAATGATGTACCACTGGCGAAGCAAAGTGCATTATGCCCCGGGCCCTGTGAGGTTTTCTGCTTATAAGATTTTTACTGATGGCATTGTATCCGTTTCCCATTCAACAGAGCATGGAGAAGTATCTCGTAATGCTACAAGCTTGAAACCGGCACGCCTTCCCTCTGGCAGGAAGGGGCAAGAGTGGTTTGTAGACTTTCGGGGCACAGCAGAAATTAGTGAGTACACTTTAGCAACAAGCATACGGGACTTATCTCATGACTAAGATTGAACTACCCAGCGATGACCTGGACCAGGTTGAGAAACAGCTACTAGAGTTTGGCGAGTTTATACTTTCACAAACGGGTGATATTATCCACTACCCATATATCTTCTTTCAAGCATGGGTGAACAGGAAACTGAAAGTATTTACCCACCGCCAGGAAGATGGGAAGATAGACGGGTTACATATAGTGAGTATGTTCACCTGCCCAGTGACGGGGCTTTATCATAGGATTACAGGCTTCAAGGGCGGGGTAGATATTAGTGAGTTTGTTGATAAGACTTTGGCGATTTATGAGGAGCCAGAACAATGAAAATAGAAACAGAAGAACAGCTCAATAAGCTGTATGCTTTCTATCAGCAAGAGAAAGAAAATATCTTTGCCCAGGTAAATATCTCCCCACTGGATGATAAGATATACGCTATGCTCCTCCATGTACTGAACGGTGACCATGGCTGGTATGGTGAGATTATTGAAGAAGGCGGGAATATAGTTGGCATCTTCATCGGTATGCTGGTGGCAGAGGTTCTTTCCGGTAAGCTGCTTGGGCAAGAAGTGGTAGCGTACCTGAAACCAGAAAGCCGGTCCCAGCCCAATAAGCTAGCTATCGGCAAAGCCTTTTTACAGTTTGAAGAATGGTCAAAGCAGCGCGGGGCGTACCGCGTAAAAGTGAGTACCTACGGCGATTACATACCGATGCTTGAGCAGCGCGGTTACATTAGCTACACAACAAATATGTACAAGGAGCTTAAATGAGTGGTGATATTGGTACCGCCGCAGCGGCGGGAATTGAAGCAGCTGCCGCCATTACTATTGCAACAATGCAGTTCGCCCACGAGCGGAGTAAGCTAAAGCTGCAAAAAGAAATGTGGAAAGAACAGAAACGCTGGGCTTCTATGTACCATGACTTGTGGAATGAGAAGTATAAGCCGGCGGAGATGCGGTTCTTGGATTACGTAATGAACAAAAAGCCGTATGAGCCCCAGTATAATGCTGCAGAATCACGGGCCATTGTAGGCGTGAGAAAAGAATTCCTTGCGACAAGAATGAAGCTTAGAAAGTGTATTGACCCCCAGATGACAGGTGAGCTTTGCTCACGAGAGAGGATACTGGCAATTGAGGAAGCTAAAGCTGTAGTGGCTGCAGCCAATAGAGGCTTCAGGGCAGAAGAAGCACGCAAGGACCAGAAGGAGTCACAGTGGGAGCAGCTTGTTCTGGCAGTCCTCCAACTGGGACGGGGCTTAGTATCCGCTGCCTCCCAGCTATATGCTAATGCTAATCAGACCGCCCAGACAATGGCTAATATAAACCCCTACGGAGGTTTCGCTGCCGCGCTTGGCCAGATAACCTCACGCATTACCAACGATGCTTATGCCCGAGAGAATGGGCAGCAAGGTACCTACGGGCTTCAGAACCGGAGTATGTATAACCAAGCCCAAGGCGGGTACCAGTACAACTTCAATGGGGCAAGCACGGGTAGTTTTAATAATCGCACCCCAATTAGTATTTAAGCGGAGAAAGAAATGAGTTTGTATGATGATTTTATGAATGGCCAGATTCATGACCACAAGTTATACTGGGACAGGCTGAATCAGTTGCAGCAACAAGATGCGCGGCGGATTACAATGGACGGTGCCCAGATGCAGTTGGAAAACGATGCCATTACCCGCGATGCTAGACTTAGGAATGTGCTCGCCCAGCTGGCTAACTCAACAGACCTGAATGAACAGCAGCTAGCCTACCGTCGTGGCTTAGACCCGCTAAGTTATGACTTTGAGCGACAGAAGCTGCTCACCAGTATAACTCAAAGCCAGAACCAGCAAGGACAGGCAGGCCAAGAAATACAGTTTAGGCAAGGGCTGAGCCCACTTCAGTATGACGCCAAAAAGGCAGAGCTTGGTGCAAGTATTGCGGGCAATACCCTCACCACTACAAATGCAGAACACGGTAACACTATTGCTAAGGATATTTTCCCAGACCAAAGAAGAGCCGCCCAAGGCCAAGCAGCTTATGCTGGTATGCAGGGTGACGTGGTGCGTGATAACTTACCGGCTTTGCGAGCTACGTCTGAGACAAATATCCTCACAGGTCAGAAGAGTGCTGAGAACCAATACGGGATGCAGGAAACCCTGGGCCGCCAACTAGCGGAGCAGAGAACAACATCAGACCTAATGCACTGGGCCATTGAGAATGGCGGGCAGACAACACCAGACCTCATTAACCTAATGCGTGGTGCAAGCTATGACCCACGCCGTACACCGGAGGAAAGACGCATTGCCGGTAACCTGGTTAACTCCCTCACTCTACAGCAGGTTGAGTATCAAAAAGCATTCCAGGGTAAGGACGCCGCCATGAACCCAGCTGTGCCGCTTATAGAGAATACGCCTCTCCAGATGGCAGAGCAGATGGGTATACAAGTGCTGGGACAGAATCCGTATGGCGAATATCAAATAGACGTGGGTGGGGGTAACATAGAGCTGCTTTCCCCAGCGGAGCTCAAGTCCTCTATTGCGCGGCGGCTGGGTGTTGACGCCTCACCATGGCAGAAAGATGCAGAGATTTCATTGAAAGAGCGTGCTGCCCGGTTGTCTGGTAATACGCAAGCTATGACTGCCGGCGTACCAGATGCCTTCAAGCCAGAGCTGGGCTTCAAACTTTCTGACGAGGCTAAGCAGCGGCAGCAGAGAATCTTGTACGGCGCCCAAACCCATGCGCTACATGGACTGGGCTACTCTCAGAAAGAAGATGCTAACGGCAACATGATATGGGTAGATGATAAAGGCCAAGTTGTAGACCCAGCCGCCATAATGCAGTATCTCCGTTCCCAGAACCTGGCAGGTGAAGAGGTGGCTCCCGCTTTACTGAATCCTAAGGAGGGAAGATAAGATGAAGGCAGGTGAATCACGTGCTTTTACCATTGGCCTTGAGGAAACACATGCTCTCCCGCCTGGCTTACTCCAGGCAGTTAATGAACAGCTCTCTGGCTATCGTGAGCAGAACTCATTACTGCCTGCTCACGTAAACAGGGACCCAGACCGCAGAGCCGAGCATATTCAGATGGCTGCTCGCATGCAGGAAAAGATGGGCGAGTTCGACAATATTGTGCCCCTTGCCGTTGACGCCTACATGCGAGGTGACAAAGCCACCAGGCAATCTCTTGAGTCTGGTTCCTTCCCACAAGAAGCAGTGGATAACACGTACACAGTTCTTTCTCGCATGCCCAAGTATGGTGGTGATGACTGGACTGTGGGTGATGCTCGTAAATCTTTAGCCGGTGTAATGGGCAACCCGTCCAAGGACCTTACAGGAGCGGCGCAGGCTCCGGCTCCCCGCCCCATTAACGACCTGAAAATATGGAAGAGACCTGATGGAAGGTACATGACAGGTGATACCTTTCTGGATACAATGCTGTCTATTGAAAGTGGCGGTAGGCTGCATGATAAGAATGGCAATGTGCTCAAGGCTGCAGGCTCCAGTGCACGTGGGTTATTCCAGGTTATTGACTCTACAGCACGGTCCTACGGGCTACTGGGCGATGGCTTTGACTTACGCGGTGACCCAGAAGCTAGCTTAGCTTTCGCAGTTAAGTATGCTCAAGACAATGCCAAGAGCCTCAAGAAGAATGGCATACCAGTAAGCCCGCTTACTGTGTACCTCTCCCACCAACAGGGTGCAGGGGGCATTAAGGAAATATGGGATGCTGCTAACGGCAGGGGTACTGTGTCCAAGGGTGTCCGCGCCAACATGGATAATAATGGTGGTAGAGGGCTAACCCCTGCCCAGTTCCTCAAGAAGTACGACAATATCATCGCTGCTCGTATGGAAGAAGCCCGTGCCAATGGTGCCAAAGATGGCTTCCTCATGGGGGCGGACGTTAATATTCCAAACGCGCCTAGCTATGCCCAGGTTGCTACGCCAGATGGAGCCCAACCTGCAGGTGGCCAAGTTGCAGGCGGCCAAGTTGTAGTGGACACTAGCTGGCAAAAACTAATGACCGCCACAGCTCCTGCTTCTGCCCCACTACAAGAATCAGATACTGCAGAAGGTGAAAACGACGGCAGCTCTGAAAAAGACAAGCTAGCAACCACAAGTGTTAACTGGGCAGCTAGGCTGGACGACCTTTTCCGCAATGAACCGGTTACCACGGTTCCCAGTGACCTCCACGAAATTATTTTACAGAAAGTGAGACAAGCATGAGTAATGACGCCATGACAACCTTGCAAGAACAGATTGCAAAGTTAAATCAAATAACCCAAAATGGTTACAGCGGTTATAAAGGAAACACTCCGCCCATTGAGCCAGGTGTTAACTATACCGGCATTCTTGAAAACCCCGCTGCTAAAATACAGCAGAACACACTCACATTCGAACCGGTGCGTGAGGCAGATGACCCACTTGCCGGCTACAACCTACCGCCTAAAGAAGTGGTGGAGGAGACTACAAGTTCAACTGGACCGCTGGGCAGTGCATGGCGTTATGCCAAGGGAGCTGTGACCTCTGCCGGTCAAGGCATCAAGGACACGGGCACGCACCAGTTAGCGCGTGGTGCAAATGCCCTGGTTGAGATGTTCTTTGATGTAACTGGTGACCTTCCCCAATTGGTGGGCATGGAGGGCTATAACAATATAGATAATGTGCGTACCCTACTCCGCAAGGAAGAGGGCTATGATAAATTGAAGGTGGCTAAACAGAAAGACTTGCTTCGTGGTGGCGACCCCAGTGGAGTAACGCAAGCTGCTTCATTGTGGGGAATAAAGATGGGGGCAGATGATAACGAGGCAATTCGCAGTGACTGGAATAAATATTTCGGTCTTCGCTGGAACCGCTACGTGAATGCAATTCGTCGTGGTGAGATAGCTGCGCCCAAAGATGAGAAAGCAGAAACTGTACTTGCCGGGCTCAAAGACTTTGAAAAAGAACACCCCCACAAGTTCGATGTACTGAATCCAGAAACACTTGTACCCGAGGCCAAAGACCGGTTTCTTGTTGCCAAGGACAGTCCAGAATTTAAGCAACGATTCGATTCTAGCAATGACCTCGCAGACCGCTGGGGCGAAGATGCCACTAAGCATGTGAAGACAATGGAGGAGCTAAGCGCCAAGGCGCTTGCCGGCAAGGACCGCACAGACCCAGAATATTGGGGCTACAAGGTGGGGCAGAATGCTTTGAACTATGGCTTAGCCATAGGCGCTACAGCACTCACTAGAAACCCTGCTCTTGGCGCAACTATTGTTGCTGCCCCAGTTGCTGGTGATGCGTATGCTTCCGCCCGTGAAGCTGGCTATGACCCTGCTCATGCTGCCAGCTACGCTGCTTTGTATGGGGCGGCAGAGTATTTCCCTGAGAAGCTAGCCTTCAAGAAGCTGCTAGCCGGCACCGGTTCTGGTATCTTGAAGCAAGCAGGTTCTAACGCTGTTATGGAGGGCATGCAGGAGGGTATTACTGAGATTGCCCAGATGGCTTTAGACCAGGGCTACAAAGTAAATGACGACCCCAACCTTACTTTCCAGAAAGCTATTGGCCGTGTCTTCGATGCTATGGTGCTCGGCGGTATTATGGGCGGGCTTGGTGGTGCTAGCCACGAAACACTTAATAAGGCATTAGCAGCTTCCCCAATGGACCGTGCTGCCGCTCGTGATAGCTACCTGCAGGAGTTCAATAATATCCGGCAAGCACTGGAGCAGGGACTGCCGCAAGACCAGCTTAATGAGATAATTCGAAATCCTGCAGCGGCTAGTCCTGCTCCGGCTAATCCCTCCCCGGCTACCCCAGCTAGTCCTGCTCCGGCTAATTCTGCTGCCCCAGCTAATCCTGTCCCAGCTACGCCAGCTAATCCCGCGCCTGCTGCCACAACTAATCCTACAGACCTGTTCTCACAGGTGGAAATTGATTTTCTCAATGACCCTAAGAACCCGCTAAACTCTGCTACTGATGCCCAGTCTATACAGGGCGCTCAAGATATTCTAGCTAACCCAGACCCGGCACTTGACCCATATAGACAAAATGCAGAAACACTTTTACAAGGCATGCGTACTAAATATGACCCCTCCTCACTCGCCCCGCAGGTGCAACAGTGGGAGCAGCATCGCTCTGAGGGTACTTCTATGTGGTCCACGCAGCCAAGCAGCCAAGCCGCTAAGTACTCACAGGCAGATAATGATGCACTGATAAATCACTTCAATAAAGTAATAGGGCAGGGCGCCCAGGTCATAGATACTAGCGGCATTCTCCCTGATGGCTCTGTGCTCCAGGGTGAGGGTGTTACCCTCCCAGATGGGCGGGTTATTATGAACTTCGATAATATCTCGCCCCAGATTAGTACCGTAACTGGGCAGCAGATTCTTTCACGAGAGGACCGCGCCGCTATTGTTGGTAACCACGAGCTTAGCCACCGTGCAGAGCGGGGCTTTGTGGATTCTCTCCCCGACGGTGGGCAGCTCTATAATGAGATACGGCAGCGCCTCGCCACTAACCAAGTTATTAGCAATCTGGCACGCGCCATACAAGCTGAGCGGGCAGCACAGGTTTCTGCAGGCCAACAAGCTGCCAATACACTTATTGATGACTATACTGCGGTTAGTGAGGCTTACGCGGAGCTGATGGGTGCCCTCGCCCGTCCACGTGGCTACGAGGCTTTGGTGGACCGGTACCTTGACTACTTGCCGCGTAAAGTTAAGAAGCCTGCGTTACGTAAGCTCATAGATAAAACTGCAGCTGGGTTGCGCAGTGTGTTTGCTAAGTGGACTGGAAAGAACTTCACTCCGCAGACACTATCTAACCAGGAGGTGGCAGATATATTTGCCTCCATTAATAGCCACAGATACTATGGGCTGAAGAACCCCACTGCTGCCCCGCAGCAAGCTGCCCCGCAGCAAACTACTGGGCCAAGCACGAATCCTATTTCAAGAACAGGTACACGCCAAGCTCCTGTGTTTTCTACTGCTCCGGAGGAGGTGTCTAGGGATAAGCAGTCTGTGCAGGTCACAGTAAATCTTGAAGAGTACACTGCCCCCAAAGTGGGCAGGGCAGCTCTGCATAATTTGTTGCTAGGCCGCCTTATCACTAGCCAGGTAGAAGCTAAGCAGCTTAGTCTTGAGCAGCTCAGTACAGACCTAGCCCAATTAGACCTCACTCCCTTCCCCAAAGCAGTACGGCAGAGCTTATACAACGCAGTCGCCATAGTGGCCCAGCAGCCCAGCCAGCTTGGTAGTATAGTATCACAGCTAGCTGAGTTGCACCCTGCCTACGCCGCTCAGGCGCAAGGCTTCATGGAAGCTGCAGTGGAGGCAGCAAGTGGCTTAGCAGCTCTGCCGCCCAGTAGCCGGGACGCTGTGCTTAAAGCTGCTGCGCTACCTATCTCTCCCACAAAGAGAGCTACTTACACTTTCCAGGGGCAAGAGTTCACCTCCCCACCAGAGCCTGGTAAGACACCGCTCACTATTATCCAGTCTATGAGTTACGACAAGCTGGCAGGCGTACTTGAGAATGGAGGCAAACTTTACGCCCCGTCTGTGGCGATTATTAATCCAGAAAATTTTGATGGCGTGGCGCTCGGCGGCATGGACGTAACCTTTATCGGTAATGTATCAAGCCTTCCAGAGAATACACTTCTTTTCGGGGCAGATGCCTACACTCCATCATTTGAGAAGTCTATGACTGGTACCCCTGAGGAGATTGCTTCACAGATAGCAGCTAAGGTCACCGCCTCCCATGGCAGCCTAGAGGCTCGGCTGAAAGAAGCTCTTGCTGCAGCCCAGGGCAACACTGCCTTCGGTAATAACATAGTGGACGCGCTTATCGCCCCGAACATGACTGCCGAGCAGGTAGAAGAGAACCGAGGTAAGGTAGGCGCCCTAGATGAGAATGCTAGTGAAGTATTCCACGTTGTTAATTCTTTCCTCAATGAGTACAGTGAAGCTATAACAAATACTGCTGCCAGTATCTTCGATGGGGTCACTGAGCGTGACATACCCGAGATGAAACGGGCTATCAGTAAGGAGTTTGCCCACCAGTTACTGGGCGTACCCTACGAGTCCATGCCTAGCGTTGAACTAGTTGAGAAAGTGGCTGGGCTGCGAGAATGGCTTGCCAATAATATAGAGCAGTACGCAACAGGGCTGCGTGAGAATACACTCTTCCGCCTGCCATACTGGGAGGGCAAGGTTCTTGAAGCCATGCCGCTTAGCAACTTCAAGGCAGCAGTGGTGCATACCGCCCCATCAACGCAAGAACAATACGATGCCCTTGATAAGCTCGGAAAATCTGGTGTTCCGGTAATATACGCTGTAGACAATCTCAAAGAGGGGATACAGCAAGCCACTGCCATAATGCCGGACCTGCTCTTCTCCACCAACCAATCCCCCAATGTAGAAGACGTTTCCACTGCCAAGCCTGCGTTGGAGGACGTGGCTAGCACAATTACATTGGCAGAGCTACAAGACTACCCTGCCCAAGACACTACAGCTATTGACTGGGAGGGCAGTGAGGTACTTAGTAACTTAGGTGCCTTAGTTGCAGCGCCCCCCAGCGAGGTACTTAAGGGGCCGGTGCTCCATGCAGTGCGCAATGGCTTACTTGACAATAACCAGCTGCGTAGCCTTATTAATAACTACGCCAGTCATGGAGAGCTGCCACCCGGCTACCTACAGCATACTCCTGCCAGTGAGGTAGCAAGAGCCTTAGACTACGATATATCGGCAGAGGGCCAAGCTGCTCTATCCCTCGCCTATAACATGCGGTGGGAGAAGCTTAAAGAGAAGTGGACACAAGAGGCTAGATTAGCAGGGCTTAAGCGACCTGTACAGTTGGGCAGTGGGGAACTTCCCCAGCACTTTAATGTGAAGCACATGCTGCATAGCTTGATGGGAGCACTGTATACAATAGGCAGTCCGCTACCTGGTCCCTCCCCCCATAGTGAGGCTGAGCTACTTAAGAAGCTGCATGTGCTTACAGAAACTGCGGACCACGTGGGTGTGCTATACCAAGCTACGATGATTGAAGCGCTTGACGGCGCTGGGGCGGAGCTGCTCAATGAGTACGCCCAGAAACAAAGCCCGCACGTGGCACGTATGCTTCAAGAGGACTGGGACGCGCTGTATGAGCTCCGCCGCCTGGCATACCTCCACCGCGATACTTTTATGGAAGCTGTAGAAGCATCTGGGCTACTAAGCAACCCAGCCTCCTCGCGCACGGTTAATATTGGCGGGTATGAGCTTACCTCCCCACCGGCGCAGGGTAAGACACCTTTTATGATAGTACATGGCATGGACTTATATAAGCTACAGAAGACATTGGAAATTGGGGGCTTAGCAGCTCCGTCCCTTGGCATTGTTAAATCTGGGTTTGAGGGACTTGAGTGGTTGGAACCCACCGTGGGTTTCATAATGAGCCCTGAGAAACTAAGCCAGCTTAACTACATTATGTACCGCGGTGACAGTTTCACCCCCACTTGGAGCGCGGCCAGTAAACAAGGTGGGCCGGATACTACTGTACAAGAGAAGTCTGATATTATCCGAGACCTGGTTGAAAATAACCTCGGTACTATGGAGAAGCGGATAAGCCGCCTGGCTAAAGATGGTAAACTGGCATCAGCGCTGGGCGACTTATTTACGGCTGATATAATTAGCGGGCAAGAGTTAGACAATAGCCGTGAAGCTTTCGAGAAGAAAATACCGGAGGGTTGGACTGATATAGCCTATATAATGGGTGGCCTTATAGGTGATACTATGGCCGCCAACGATGTTACTGACTATAAGGATATGTACGAAAATGAAGACTTGGAGTGGTTTGTTCGCTCACTTGGTTTAGAACTGGGCTGGGATATTTCTCCCCCCGCCCCGCCTACCACGTTTGAGGTAAACGACCAAGTAATGGCAGCTGTTAAGAAAGCAGCAGCTAAAGTGAGAGAGGTGCGTAATCAAGAGAAATACCGTGAAGTTAAGGTAACAGACTTTGTTAAGCTTGAAGACTTCATAGCTGTTCAAGTGGCGAGTAGTATACTTATCCACCCAAAAGTTACACGGCTTGTTCGCGAACTAGTATCTATGGGCTTGGTAGTTATGCCTGTAAATACAAGCTCGCTAGATGCTGAAGAAGGCGTCGAGGCAACGCAGCAGCTCATTAGCGCGCTGCCGCAGTTGACATTCTCCCTCCAGCCGCCCAATCCTAATAGCTTACAGTCGCCAGAGCTACAGCGGAAAATCAAGGAAGCTGTAGAGGAAAACCTGCTTCCCCCATGGGAGAAGATTATGGAGCAGTGGGTGGCTACTAATAAGCTCTATGGTGGTGAGGAAAGCTGGGCAGTTGCAGCTGATATGGGGGAGACAGAGCTGGAGTATGAAGACTGGGTTACAGTGCGGACACCTGCTTTCAAGAAGTGGTTCGGTGACTGGGAAGACGGCAAACGCCATAGTATTGTAGTTAACCCGAGAACAGGAGAGCCGCTTAAGGTGTACCATGGCAGCTTGACCCGCTTTGATACTTTCAGCTTTAAGCATCTGGGCAGCACTGGCTCAGCCCACGGCCGCGGCTTCTACTTCACTGATGACCCACAGCTTGCAGCGGGCTACGCCACTAAGGACGACGAGGTTGGTCATATTTATTCCGGGTTCTTGAATATCCGCCGTCTTCTGGGGGAAAGTAATAAGAAACTCCGCCGTCGTGATGTGTATAACCTGCTCCACAAGATGGTGCGTAATGGCAGTGAAATACTATGGGACTTCAACGACCTTAATAAGTACCAGCTTGAGACGGTGCTCTCCCAGGCAGTAGACCAGCTCTTTGACACGAACACTAATGACGCAGATATTCTAGCCGAGCTGGGTAACCTTGACAATGCTGAGGATGTGCATCGTGCTTTTGGTGGCAGCCCTGGCTACCAATACACCCTCCCAGATGGGCGGCATTATTACATAGCACTACTGCCAAACCAGTTCAAGGCGGTTAATAACTACGGTACTTTCTCGCCCCGCCAGGATAACATGATGTTCTCCACCGCGCCTCTTCAGGCTGCGTTGAATATTGCCTACTCCGTCCCGCCATGGGAACTGCGGGAGGACCTGCCCGGCATTGGCAGCAGGGCAAAACGCCTGTGGCAGGTTATTACCTCCGACCGAGTTAAAGACCTGTGGGCAGATAAGCAGGGAGAGCTGGAGCGCATAGTGAAGAAGCTACCTGGCAATGCCCTTGCTTTGGCGGTACGAAATGGGTGGAAAGCATACAACGCTAAAGTGCAAGCGGACTTGGTGAATGATATTCTGCCCATGCAAGAAGCTTTGGCTGCAGACCTGGCAGAACACCTTAACCGGGTGCGGGCAACAATCCCTATGTATAAAGGAATGCGGAAGTCTAAGGCAATGAAACTCTTTATGGAGCACCTTGATAAAATAGGCAAGTACGTCTATCATGGTGAGGAGCGCAATGTAGAGATTGCCCTTCGCACAGGTGGGGCAGACCTTGCTGGCTCGGGAAGAACACTGCCTGAGATTGCCGAGGTTAAACAATTCTTCATGGACCCGGCACGTGGCGGCGGTGAGCTACTCACTATTTATGAGAATATCTATAACACTCATATCAAACCCATGCTGGAGTACAGTGAGAATAGACTACGAGCTGCCGGGCTACTTACCCCCGAGATGGAAGCAGCTCGCCCCAATTACAAGTGGTATGTACCGCTCTATGGCAAGCCGGAAATAGAAGACCCTGCAGTGTCCCATAATATAGATGACTCTTTCCGCTCACGTACTAGTGGGGGAGCGCTTGCCCGCGATACACTCCAGAACCGCACCCATAATGCAGAGGGCCGCCATGGTACAGAGGCGCATAACCTCTTTGAGAATATCTTCACCCAGCTAGAGTCTACGGTAAGACGTGTCCGGGCCCAAGAACCCAAGCAACGACTGTGGGAGTTTTTGCAGACACCGGAAGGGGCCATGGCATTCGAAGCCACCACGTCGCAGCACCAGCTTGGCAACCAAGCTACTGTGAACCAGGCTGGGCAGCAGACTTGGAGAAACCAAGCAACTGCAGATAACCAGGTTATATGGCAGGATGGCAATGAGGTGCATGTTATGACTATCGGTAATGAGCTAGCACTTAACGCCGTGAAGAATTTCAACCGCTCTCTCTTCCCATATGAAGGCAATCCGCTCGCCCAACCCGGCGCAGCTGCTTGGCACGGCGTGGCATGGGTAACTCGCTTCATGGGCAGTATGTATACCCGGTACAACCCGTCTTTCATACTCCGCAACAAGATGATGGACTCTCTCCAGCAGTGGCAGTATATACTTGCAGATGCGCCAGTGGGAGGTATGACCACAGCCGCTGGGCCACGTGGCTACTTGGAGGCTGCGGGCAACGTAGCTGGGCGGCTGAAGTTAGCCCTGCTTGCTGCCAGCTATAATACTCTCTGGACCGGCACCCTAGGCAAGACTAGCGGCTTCGAGCAATGGTACAAGCGCTACGAAGCTCTTGGTGGTGTTACTACCTACGCCACTTTCCTCGGTCGCAATACTCTCATTAACCTGGCTAATGAAGCATGGCGGCAAGCAGCCAACCCTGTAGAGAAAGCGCTGGATGTTAAGGGTAATCTTAATTGGCTGGCAGAGCTGCTTAACAAGGCTAATGATACTATGGAGCTTACAACCAGGGTATCTGCCTTCCGTGCTTTAGTTGAGTCTGGAGTGGAGGAAGAGACTGCTGCCCATTATGTTAAGGACATTATGAACTTCGAAACTAAGGGCGACCTGGCGCGTGGCATTAATGCTTTCTATCCGTTCTTCACCACCAGTTTATTTGATATGCGGCGTATTCTCAAGACACTCTCCCACAAGGAGGGACAGGTACTCCTGGCTGCGCTTATCGGTATCTCTTATACTATGTGGGCGGCGCTGGCAGCTGCTACAGGTGACGATGATGACGGGCAGGCATGGGTGGATAAGTACCCCATGGGCATTGCCTCGCGCTACGCCATTGTGCCCGTAGTATCAGACGACGGGGTAATGCGTGGTGAAGGCATCCGCATCCCACTAGGCTTCGGGCTGGGGCGCATTGCTAATACCATAGCGCTCTCATGGCGGAGATACTTCAACGGGACTGACGAGCCTAGCGACTTAGTTTCTAACCTTATCAACCATGCTGCTATCGGTTCTCTCTCCCCCATACAGCCGAGCGATGTTAATATTAAAGAAGACCCTGTCACGTGGCTGGGTAATACTTTCCTCCCACAGGTACTTAAGCCGGTGCTGCAGTATAGCTCTAATAAGAACTGGCGAGGGCAGCCTATATATAATCCTGGTACCTTCCGGGCTGAAGGGGAGCTGGACTATAATACAGGTTTCGCAGCGACGCCGGACCTCTATAAGAGTCTTGCAGAGAAGCTTTACGACGGCACAGGTTACGATGTGGCGCCCGAAAGTATTGCCTACTGGGTAGAGACTGCTTTCGGTGGGCTTGGCCGTGATGTGGTTTCTGGTACGGAGCTCTTCCTTGACACAACTGGGACAGGCGAGCCGCCTACTTCCTCATGGTGGCGGAATATACCGATGCTGAGCGGGCTCACGCAGGCCTCCCCCTCCATTACCCGTGAGAAGTATTTTGAGTACCGTATGGAGGTGACAGACGAATACAACCGATTAATGGACGCCAATAAGCGCGGCAAAAGTCCAGACGCCTACATGAGAAGCTACGGGTACAAGAAACAGTTTGATGCTGTAGAAGCGCAGCTGCGTGAGTTGCGTAAGTATCACAAACAAGTACGTGAAGGACTCCACGGGGCCGAGCGCCAAGCGGCTGAGCGGCAACTCAACGACGCCATGCAGGTACTGCAGGCCAACATGGTTAATCTTTATGAAGAACAAACTAGGAGAAAGAAATGAAAGCACCAGTAATAATAGACGAGTCTGTTAAAGAAACCCGCATTGCCTTCTACGGGGTATGCAGGAAGCAGGGCTGGCCAGACCAGCTGGTCGGAAGAATAAGAAAGGCGGGCACTATCACCCACCTGTTAGAATACCCTGTTACGCTGCAGGGTACTGAGATTATTTTCGAATGGGATTCACTGCTTTACAGTTTGGCCCCTGGCCGTTATCTGGTAGACCTATTTGAAGGCGACACAAAAGTTGGCTTCTTTCAGGTTCAGTTAAAACCTCACAGCTGGGACACTGAGGTTGTGAGCCATGAATAATAGCTCCCCCAATTACTAGTCCAAAATAAACCATCGTAATTAATACCGCAGCTTCAGGGCCCTTCTCACCGGGCCCTCTTCTTGTAAGAAGATAACACATACTGGGGAACCAAATTATTGAAGCCCAAGCTACCATGTGGAGGAACATTATTTATCCTCCCATTTATTATATACAGAAAGCGCGCCAAAGAAATTATCCTTCCCCAACGGGAGGACAGTGAACTTGTCTGGGTACTCCTTCACTAAATGGGAGAGCACGTACTCGTCGTCGTAAAAACCTTCTTTCGATGCCAGCTGCATCGCGGCTTTGATGAAAGCTTCTGCCAGCCATGTAGCCAGGTGGCTTGGCACTACCCAAGCGCTCCCACAAATACGGTCCTCTTTACGAATACTGTCACGAGTAGAAAATAGAGTAACCGTATCTTTGCTGAAATCGTACTCCCATTTATGGGGGACAATTGGTGTATGGGGTATTACAGCGTAGTGGCGTAGCCCGGCGAAGTCTACCCAAGCATAGTGGCTTGGCTGCTCGGCGCCATGATGCTTATAGACTGTCGCAATGAAAGTAGGCTTACACCACATAAGGAAGATATACTTGAGCGGGAGGTCATCCTGCACCGGCTTCTCCTGCCATGCCATAATGTTTTTGGCAAGAGTTAAATCAAGGTCGTCGTAGGCAAAAAGCCAGGAGGGCTTATCATTGCCACGAATCTCACTTATCTGGTCCTTGAAACTTTCCTGTGTAAGAATAGACATGGGGTTTTGTAACTGTGCCAGCTTGGCAAAGTTAGTAAGGTACCAGTCATTACTTCTCTTCACAGTACCTGGGCGGCCATGCCACCCGATATCAAAATACGCAGTGACTACATGAATTTGGCTTTGGAGTTCTTTGTCCATACATTAATACCCTCAAGTTTAATTGAAATCACGCTTCCATCTTCGAAGCTATACATGCCTTCTTGGTGATACACACCGCCCTTCTGGGTAGCGACCTTACAGGCATGGTTTACTGCCATGGGTTTACTATTAGTAGACTCAAGCTCTTCAGCATAGTGCTTGGCCACCTCGTGGGCGATACTCATACGCAAGCCTTCTTATGGTCTTCTGCCTTCCAGTTCTCCGGGCGTTCTAGCTCGTACCCATTGAAGCGGCGGCGCATGGCAAATGTAAAGCTCGCTGCCTCGTCTGCTGTTGCGAAACATAACTCTGAGGCGAATAAGTTATTATCCATAGTTGTGCCATTCCAGTTATAACTGCGGTACCCACAGTCTGCTTCGAAGTCCGGGGTATAATAAGTCTGGCGAGGCTTAGGCCGAGAATCCAGTGGGCGAGCATAGGACAACGTGCGTGTAGTAATATCGTAGATACGACGATACTTAACTTCTGGGTCCCAGGTGGGGTTACTAGTTAGCCTAAACCATGCAGTTACGAAACTCTTAGTTTTGCCCTGTGCCGCCCACCTAGTCCATGGTTGATTTGTCTTGGCTGCATCTTCCGCGTATAAAGCCATAAGCTCTGCATGCACATGGCCTAATGGTATGTTATCTTCACTTGTCATTACACTCTCCAATTAAAGCTTTCGCGTGATTCAGTGCTGCTTCCCGGGTGGCGTGTACCAGCCCACGTTGCAAGAACTGTTTCTGAATTATACTACCCTGCCAGCGCTCACAAGTAACCATTTGCAGCAACCCTATATCTGTAATCCATACAGTATACCCAGTGGGCGGGGCAGACTTAATTGGCGTCTGGTATTTTATTTCCCTGGTTATCGTTTCTCCAGGTTCCGTGGGGATGAGGCTCCCCTGCCATGTATTGTTTGAGGGCTGATATTGCCAGCTCATTTTGTATCTCCAGTTTGGACCATACCCGCCCTGCAGCTTCCCACAGGTGGCGGGCAGAAGTATCTATGTATTCTTCTAAGAAGTATATTTCTTGGCAAGAAGTGTTTAACAACAACTTGCAACACACCACGCAAGGCGACAAAGTAACGAAGCAGCTATGTATCTCATACACGTTACTGCATTGCAGTAGGGCACTCTGCTCTGCGTGAATTGCTTGACAAGAATCAAGCCCTACCCCACTAGGCAGCCAAGCCCCTTGGCAGGCATGAGGGTATTCCCCATCCACGCAGTCATTACAGTGGGGCCGCTTACTAGCAACCCCGTTATAGCCTGTTGCCATTACGTGCCCGCGCTGATTAAGCAGGACACAGCCCACTCGGCGGCGGCAACATGTAGCCCGCTGGGCTACGATAGCCGCTATCTGCATTGCCACTTCTTGCTGGCTGGGGCGCACGTTACTTCTCCCACCAGCGCAGTACACTACCCGGCTTGCTATCGCGTAATGTACGCAGGTACTCAAGCAATGACCGACGGTTACGGTATAGCTCTGGCGGTAGCTCCGTGCACTCGTAGCTCTTATGCTGTTCTAAGCTGCTAAGCAGCTTAGTAGCCGCAGCGAGGTTAGAAGTGTATAGGTGCATGCTGGCTGTAGTAACAGTTAGCCTCCCGAGGGTTAGCTTCTCTTCCTGCTGCTCATTAAGGGCTGCACAGACGTAGGCTGCCACCATTGAGAAGTTGAAAACATCATAAGGCAAGCCTAGCCAGACGTCGCTGCTACGCATGAAAGTATGACAGTGAAGCTCACCATCGCGAACCAGGAAGGACATTGCCACTGTGCATGGTACGTCACGAGTGGGGGGAGGATTCTCCCGCCATATAGTGAGTACTGCCTGCCGAGAGTCCGGGTCGCCAAGCAGCTTGGCCACTACGTAGTCAACTTGTGAAACAATCTTGGGCCCGTAGGCGCCGAAGAAAGTAAAACCATTGTCACTGAATTGTGCGATGTTCTTGTTATACGGGGCAATGTTATCCACTAGGCTATCACCAGTGAGAATCCAGTATGCCTCTGCCGCCATGAAGGAATAGTTTAACTTACGCTCTTCCTCCACTAGTACAGGATACTTCATATCTGCTTGGATAGACATACTGATGAACTCACGTGTTTCCACCCCATGGGGGGAGACAATCTTACCATATTTAATAAGGGCCTCAAGTACGTATACCCAATCTGAAGTCCAGAATTTATTTTCCATAAAGGTCACCAAAAGCTATTATTGCAATTTTGCCCAAAGCACGTCTAGCAGCCCGGTACTCGGCGGCTGAGAATACATTGTGCAAACTTATTACGCGCTCAGTCGGGTATGACTGAAGCGCTTTGAGGGTAGAGTACTCGTCCAACGCCAATACGTAGGACTTGGGGTAATTTTCAAATATAGTTGCGGCATTATCGCTGAGCGTGTCTACCCACATAGTTTTGTGCTCACCCACATGGCTCTCCCCCAGCAAAGCAGCTACGCGGCCAAGCTGCCCTGCCTCATTGAAGTCTGAAAAAGGCAGTGGGGTATGTAGGTTACACTCGGCTACTGGATGCTGGTAGGCTGCGGCCACTATGAGCACAGCCCGCATACTGCCCGTAGCCGTGTCCATAAACGGCATCGCAGGCGAGCTTGCTTTCATGATACTGGAGCGGAGATGTATATCCCCCTCCGCTTCTGGGTAGGCGGTGTAGTCGTAGTACACTACCGGCAACGCTGTAGACAAGCCAGAATAGGCATTATATACCCGGCGCACCTGGTCGATGCTCTTAAGCATCTCCGAATCTTGCCGCCGTTTATAAGACTCCTCAATAGCTTCGGGACCGGGGTCACATAGCACAACACAAGCACCGCAAGCTAACGCCGCTCTTTCTAAAACGCGCTGGGCGTTAATGGTAAGACGGCGTTGCCCATTGCGGTAGACATCGGCGTAGGGCCACTCACTAAGCCAGCTACGGTCAAAGACAATATCAGTAAGCCCCATAATGGCAGGGAGCATTGCCTCAAGATACATACGATTATAGCCAGCACCCAACTGTGGGTACTCTTTGAAAGCTACGTAGTGGGAATCAGTAGCCTCGGCATAGCGGCGGGCTACAGTAGTTTTGCCCGCCCCATCAACGCCTTCGAAAATAACAAGGGCCATTATTGCTCCCCCAGAATAGTGGCTAGCTCCTGCTCAGGACCTACCCAGCCCTTAGGCTTAATCACGTCTAAGCTAGTACCCCGCTTAGAGCTGTCATCAGTGGCACGCTCTTTCGCCATGTTCGCTTTGTGGACAGCAGACATCCCGGCTTCCCACTGCTCTGGGGTAACACCCATAAAGAGTGCCGTACCATAAACCACATAAGCAAGGTCAAGCAGGGCGTCGAACATTTTTACACGGTCGCCCGCTTGCGATGCTTCGTCAAGTTCATCCAGCTCTTCTTGGATGAATGCAAGCCGAAACTCTGCCACTGCCATATTGGTAGTAAGGCAATCACTCTCCCCAGTGGGAAGACCGAACTTCTCGTGAAACTCTTTCACTTGTGAGATACTCATATTATTTTCTCCGTAGTTTACGTTTAACTAAGCTACGACGTGGCTTAGCTGCTTTGGGCCCGGCTATTTCTAACCGTTGCCGATAATATTTGGGGTAATACTCTTTACCTTTAACATCCTCCCCATAGAATTCCCGCATAGCTTTCAATACTTCCTCATCAGTAAGCCCTTGCTGGAGGTGCTGCTTGACAAAGTCTGCCATGCTCTTATAGCCACCCTTAGCTTTAGTGGTAGTGGCTGTGTCGATAATGGCATCCTCGGTTTTCTTCTTTACTGGGCGGGTATAGGGTTGTTCGTACCTCTCTTTCATCATTTCAAGATAATCCTTGTTGATGTTCTTGATGCCTGCCAGAGCAGTACGAGCTTCGTCGTCTGCCCCAATGAGTTTACCATACGCAACAAAAATATCAACAGCTTTGTCTACAGGGTAGTCTGGCTTCTCAGACCAGTCCCTAAGGTCACCCTCCTCAAAGTGGTGCATGAAAATACTGCCTTTGGCAGGGAGGTGTATTCCCTTCCCACCAGTAAGCATAATCACCATTTCTTTATTTGGACCGAACCATACGCCCTTTGCTTTTTGGCTTTGCGTGTTTAATTTTCTTCTTAGCTTCACTTTCAAGTTCCTCACCTACTAATATCAAATCAACGATACCGCGCAGCCAAGCTTTGGCCTGGTCCAACGGTATCGGCCCCAGCGCATACCACTGTAGTACCGCCTTGTTATACGCATTGAGCCTTATCTCACCGCGTATAGCTTGCCCATGGCGGAGAATATAACCTTCTTCTTTTTGGGAAAGGACTACCTCATACTCAAAGGTATCGTCTACTCCACCAGGCGTGTACTCAGTATCCATTGCAGTTCTCCGCAATAACATCCATTGCGGCTTCGTATGAAAATGCTGATGTTGCCCTGTCCAGTACCTCTTTTATTTTTTCTGCGGACCAGCCAGCTTTTTTGGCTGCTCTCCGCCAGCTAGAAATAATGTAGAAGATATTCTCTCCGACGTCAACTGTGTAGTCTGGTGTTTGCATAGTGCCCTCTTGTTTGTTTACAGGGCTATTATAGCAAGCTTTCGGTATTTTGTAAATAGCTATTTACAGATTATTCTGCAAATCCTTAAGGGCCTCAAACAAGGCATTCTGCCCATGCCGCTTAGACTTAAGCGCAGTGGCAACTATTTTGTCAATAGTATCTCTCGCAATGATGCGGTAGATATACACCCGAGTTGCTTGGCTGCCCTGCCGCCGAATACGACGATTAAACTGGTCATACAATTCATAGTTCCAAGTGGGGGAGTACCAACAGACGTGCTTACCCACTGCCTGTAAATTCAAGCCATGCCCCATGGAAGCCGGGTGGCCGAGCAGTAAAGGGATTCGTCCTGCATTCCACGCATCCGCTATTTCTAATGACCGGGCTGGGCTCACACCACCGCCAATATAGGGTAGCTTCCCACCGAAGGCTTTTTGTATTTTCTCAAGGTCATGCTTGAAGTCGTAAGCTACCAAAAGCGGTTGGCCCTGCAGCTCCTCCACTAGGTCACATAGAGCCTCTAGCTTCGCGTCATGGAGGTCGTACCACTCACGCTCTGTCTTCTTCAACTTAATAAGAGCCTCGGTATCCTCGTCCTTGTACACAGCCCCACTGGCTACCTGCCGTAGTTTAATGCTAGCAGTGGCAGCGGAGCGGGCAGTAATAACCCCGTCGCCTATCTTGGTGAGGAAGTCATCTTCAAGTTGCTTGTAAATTTTAAGAACCTTGGGTGGCAGCTCCACAATAATATCTCTCTCCACTGCTTTAGGCATATCAATAAGCTCCTCCCCCATACGTAGAACAAGTGGGGATATTCTCTTGTAGATAGCTTCCTCTGCCCCTGGCTTTATCTCATAGCTGAAACCGTCGAAACCCTGGTTGAAATACTGGGAGCGATAGTGGGTAATATACTGCCCCAGGCTCCGCCCCATATCGAGACAATAGCACTGACCGAAGAGGTCCATTAGCCCATTACTGGCAGGAGAACCTGTTAGCCCCCACCTACGGGCAAAGGTATGAAGTACAGTCTTGAGTATCTTGAACCGTACTGACTGCGGATTTTTGAACTTACTGAGCTCATCGATAACCAGCGTGTCAAAGCCGAACTGCTTCCATCGATTAACGTCTACTGAAATAGATGTCTTGCCCTGCTTGGTTTTTGTCTTTAGCGGTTTAGCCAGCCATTCAAGCCCTTCGGGGTTCATAACGTAAATATCCGCCGGCTCCTGTAGTAACTCATCTTTATGGGGGCCGTGTAGCACCACCACTTTCAAGCCATTGAAGTTAGCCCACTTCTTAACTTCCTCTGGCCATACTAACTTGCATACCCGTAGCGGGGCGATTAACAATACCTTGGACAGCAGCCCCTTGTCTTTCATTATTTTAATGGCAGCAAGAGTAATACTGGTTTTGCCAAGACCGGGGTCAAGAAATAAACCAGCGCCGCCTCGCTCTATTAAGAACTTCACTGCTTCCTTCTGGTAATTGTGAGGCTCCCATTCTCTCAATTGTTTCAATGAGCGCCTGCATCGTCTTCTCAACATTATCAAAAACTCCTACATTAAAACCCAGGCGGCTTAGCCGCTCAATCTCATACTGCTGTATTGGGCGCGGCTTAGCGCCTGGGCGTTTGAACTCTGCAAAATATACTTGCCCCAGTGGGAGGAGGAAGAGCCTGTCTGGGCAGCCACGCCGCCCAGTAACATCGAGCTTAATACTGTCGACGCCCAGCCACTTAGCGGCTTCGTGGCAAGCTCTCCTTTCTATATCCCGCTCTAGGGTAGCCCATGCTTGTCGCGACATCGCGCGCATGCCCCCCTAACAAGTCTGGCGAAGTATTCCCCGCACAGCTCACACTCACCGGGCTTTCCAGCAGGGATAGCACTCACGGCTTTGCGGATATAATGCAGACGTGCTTCTTCTTCCACAGCCATATCTTCAACTGTCTTATCTACTTCATCTACCATTTTAGTACTCACATTAGTTTAATTTCTTCCAACCAATAAAATCAACGATGATAACAGCAATTATAAAGGCGAACAAGCATACTAGCAGTATGGTTGATGCGACTTTATCTTGCTTCATCTCATGGCATTCATAGCGCTCGCCGTCTTTGATGATGTAGAATGCTGCCTTATCGCTTGGGCATTGATATTCAGCCTTCTCAGCAGCGCACTGATATTCAGTCATTTATCTTCTCCGCTGATGGTAAAGCCAGACTATCAACTATATCCTGGGCCCTAACTGTCTTATCTACTTCATCTACCATTTCAGTACTCACATTGCCCGCCACCATTGGCGGCATTATCTTTACGGTAAAAACACCAGCGGCATAAATTATTGGGGCGCGGTGCAAATGACTCATCAAGGAACATAGGCTTCACCCGCTTCTCCCATAACTTCTTGAGTCTGTCTATATCCTTCCTGTAGAAGGTAAGAGACTTCTCTTCAGGACTACCAGGGGCTGGGAACACAGTACCCTCATCAAGGTAAACTAGCCGTGGTTTCACTACTTCAATATCCTCATAGAGTAGAAGCGCGCCCAGGGCATAGAGCTCAAGCTGCTCCACATAATCCGCATTTTGCTGGGGGCGAAACTTACCTGTCTTCCAGTCATTGATTATGAGGGTATCTTCGTTTTCATAAACGGCGCAGTCCAGTTTAATACGTACCCAGCACTGCGTCCAGTTATTCCACTGGGTTTCGGCCCAGTCTTTGGTAAAGGCCCACGTGTCCTCTACTGCCATGCCGGAAGATACTTTCTTGCGTATCTTCTTTAGCTGGCGAAACATCTTCGCAAACTTACTTAGCTCTGGTGGCATCTTAGCTAGCTTGCCGTTAATATAGTCTTCCGCTAGTTTATGTATCTCACTGCCCCTCTCCATTGCCGGGTTGGGTGGCTCCGCTATCTTGGCAATGTTAGCAAGGTAGAACTTTAGTGGGCACTGCTTGTATGTGGTATACCGGGAATATGACCAAGCTGTTACTTTACTCACCACTAGTCTGCTCCTGGAATTCTGTGAACAAGTTATAGCAGACCTCTTGCAGGAAGTAAGCCTGAACCTCATCACCCGGTGCTTCCTCCCCCACATGGCGGAAAATCTCCTGAACAATGTGCATTGCTTCGTGGGCAAGGACTGCATGCTTCTGCAGAATATTGCCTTCCCGTTGGCGGTCATAGCGTACTACAATATTCACCCACTCATCATTCTCCCAGATATGAGTACGGGCAACACTCCCACGCCACTGCTTAATAACATCATCCGCGTAGTGGGGCTCCATTTCTATCTCCCCCATTGCCTCAACTACTTTATCCCAGTCGTTATCAGTGACTAAGATATAACGAAGCTTGCCTATTGGGGCGGTGAATATACTGCTCATACTTTCTCCTTATTATAAAGACGGCGACCCGGGCCACCACGATAAATATTCTCATACTTGCGGAACTCACATAGCGCGTCCTCCATAGTGCGGAGTGTCCACTTATGCGGCTCACTAGCCATAACGTTGCCCTGCATGCTTTGCGGTATCCACTCCCAGCTGGGGATAATGTCCTGCTCCAAGTGCCACTTGACCTGGTAGGCTAAGCTGCTAAGCGCTAGGTACTCGTACTCCGTAGGGACTTGGTAGCCGAATAGCATAGCCAAAGCTGGGCGGGCGCCATGCCCCATGTGGTAGATATGATTCTCTGTAATTTCCTTTCTCGCCATATACGTGAAGGAAGTAACAATCTCGTAGGCATCAAAAGCTGTAACCTTAAACAGCTTCTGAACCAGCTCCATCAGCTCATGGGGGGTGTAAATATTATACTCAATAGCAGCGTAAAGCATATCAAGTCGTTGCGCGTCTACCCGACTACGGAAGCGTAGCAGCTGAGCAGTAAGGGACTCCCAATTACTGGTATCGTACCGCTCAATAGCGTCGCCCACTGCCTGCTCTGGTCGGTCAAAAGTATCTCTCAGAAACTGAATAAGCTCATTACGGGAGAGGTCACTGCCGCCATCTATTAAGAACCTGGTAGTTACGGGGTTCAATACCATCCGCCCCACTATGATAGCCAGCACAGCATAAGACAGCACCTTATCACGTGTTTCATTTATCTCCCACTGGGAGAAGGTATCTAGCTCTCGCCAGATATTCATAAACTTGTACTTGGCAAGGATGTTATCACCCTCATAGTCTACAGGCTGCTTATCTAACCGCTGCCGCCATACTGCGTTGCGGAGATACAAGTAGTGGAAGAAACGTTGCACCTCTGCACGGTCCAAGTTAAGTCTGAAATCAAGCGGATTCATAAACTACCTTTCCTTTCTCATCATATTTAACCAGCTCTGCCCAGTTAGTGGTGGACACAGAGCCCTCACTTAGCATATCAACATCAAACGCGATACTCTCCATGGCAGTGCGTAGTACCTCCATAGCTTCCTCCATATCCTCCGGTGGGACGGAGACGGTTATTTGGTCATGCACATTCAAAAGAATTCGCCAATCAGGTTTCTTAGCATTATAGAAACGAATAACTGCCTCTTTAGTACAATCAGCAGCAGAGCCCTGAATAAGGGTGTTCACCATCTTATAATCAAATTCGCGATACCTGCCTTGCACCATCTTGGGTTCTTCGCAGTAATACCGTCGCCCGCCCCATGTATGTATAGGTGTATGAGTCTTGGCACAAGCCTTCATATCCTTGTACAAGTCTTTGATACCAGGGTAGAGGCTGAGAATATCTTTCTTTAGTTTCGTAGCCTCTTCCACTGTAATACCAAGGTCGGCGGCGAGGGCAGCATTACCCATGCCATATATAAGTCCGAAGTTCACAGTCTTAACGAACTTCCGCTCATACACCTTACCCTGTTCTGCCAGCTTCTGCTGGGTGCTAGTATGGAAGTCCACCCAAGCATCAGCCTGATACTGGGAAAGCAATTCCCCTCCATCGTAGTGGGCGAGGATACGAACCTCTTGCTGGGAGAAGTCGCGGTCCACCAATACCTCACCAGGGAAAGCTACTATATAGCTGCGAATCTTCGGCAACGGCGGCAGCTCAATAGGCGCAACCGGTTTATCAGGATTTTCTTCTGTTCTAAAGTGGGACTTAAAGCTCTTCGGAATATTCTGAAAGTTAGGGGTGGAGGACAGTCTGCCTGTGCGGGTGCCCCCTACGCCACCTGGCCCCTTGGGCGCTTTGACCTGGTTCCACGTAGTATAGATTAAGCCACCAGACTGCTCAGCCACTTGGCACCATGGCCCCATGAAAGTACCCACGCAAGTCTTTAACTGTGAGCGGTACTGTAGCAGGGCAAGAAGTACGTCGTCTGTTACTGCCAGCAGTAAAGCATCTTTGTTTGTCTGGTACTTACCAGTGGGGGTGAGAAGCGCTTGACTTCGGTCAACAACATCTGTCATAAGCATAGCATTAAAGAGCTGCTCCCCAGAATCAAGGTTTAATTCCTCGTCCGCCCCTAGTCTATCCCTCACCCACTTATCCACAGTAGCCTGCGTTTGGCGGTACATAGCGAGGTCCTCTTTTAAGCGGGGCAGGTCAACCGGTAAACCCTGCCGCTCCATCTCCAGCAGGATGGGGAGGAGCTGCCTCTCACGATTATAGGCATCGAGCATACCGGCTTCCACTATTCGAGGATACAGCAGCTTAAAGATAGCCTCGGTTCTGTCAACGTCGCCGTTAGCATACTTGCCCACTAAGCTACCAGGCGCGTAGGCGATATAAGCTCCGAAAGGATACTTACCGCCCTTACTTACCTTAACACCCTTAGCCGGCGGGTTATCAATTAGCCATTGGGCTACAGCATCCTGCTCCTCTGGCTCCCAGCCAAGAAGCCGCTTGGCGGCAGGTTTCAAAGAAAGCTCGAGCTGGTTGGGGTCGTCCAGGAAGAGCAGCAGCATAGTATCGTGGACACGTTGCCACTCCGGTATTTTAACGCCCATGTGCACCTCCGCCACGTCCAAGTCGAACTTAGCATTCTGGAAGAGGATACCGTCTTCAGTGTCATAGGCTTCTTCAAGTAATTCCTTTGCCTCTCCCCAGCTACAGTTATTCTCGCAGCGATGCCCAAAAGCATAATACTTAGAAGGTCGCCCCCACTTTTTAATGCTCACCCCCACTGGGATGGGCGGATAATTGGGGCGGCCTTCAATACCCATAGTTTCAAAGTCAATCGTTGTTGGCTTTAACATCAAGTTTCTCCAAAGCTTGCCGAGCTTGGAGCCGGTTAACCCGGCTCTGTATTCGGCGAAGATAAGTTTTACGGTTCTTATACTGCCGCTCCTCTTCTATGAGTTGCTGGCAGTATGCTAAGTCCTCCGTGGAGAGGAGCTTCTCATTAAGCTCTACCCACTCTCTTGATACTCCATATGCCATCCTGCCACCTTAATATTTACGTGACCGTTTACTGCGGGTGGGCTTCTCCTCCTCTGCTTCACTAAAGTCCAGATTATATGGGAAGAGAATCTCATCATGCACAACCGGGCGACGCTCCTTATATATGACTTCTACAATCTCATTAGGCAACTTGTCAATTGCCTCAAAGCAAACCTTGAATTGTGTCTTGCGGTCAGCCTCAATGAAAATACGTGTCACCATAGCAAAAGCTGGTCGCTTCTCAGTTGCTGCCAGCTCCCTAATATAGTTTGAGTAGTTCTTCAACGATGTTACTGGGATGCGAAGATAACCAATCTCTCCCTTGCGGTAGTGGGCGAGGTCATCAATTAATTCCAGATTATCATGCTTATCGATACTACCACAGGGCAGCAATGCCAAGCGGCGTCGGTTCTGGCATGCCTTACCTTTACCAGTTTCAGCGCTTCCCCATTCATTCATAGGGCAGCCTTTACACTGGTCACTCTCTTCCTGGTCACGCTCCACAACACTCTCATGGGGCGCCATCTCTTTCTCGTCGTGGCCCAGGGCGAAGCACTTCGGCGGGGTTGGACTGTCAGGGTCATACCGACCCTCATAGTATGTGTAGTCGTAGGCATGGTCCACGATTACACATATCAGCTCGTTATTCTTAACCGCGTTGCCACCAATGGAGAGCTGCCCGCCAGCAGTGGAGAAGAACTTGCCGCCTGCAGGCTTCTCCTGGGCAGCCTCTTCAGCAGCAAACTTGGCAAGCTCCTCATCCCATGGGACCACAGAGGTCCCAGTTTTCTTGCCACCCAACTTCCTTCTCTTAATTGCCATTGCCTACCTCTCTTACCATTTTTTTATACTCTGCCTCTAACTCAAGAGGTCCACAATCATATAAATCTTTCACAGCTGCACGCCCAACACGTAGCAATGTATGAACTGCAATAGCACTACCACCAACACACTGGAGGCAGAGAGCCTTGCCTGAACCCCCTTGACTTGTACGAGAGATGCCTAAGAAGATATAAGCCCCTATCTCTTCTGCCTCCAATAGTTTCTGCGCGTCTTGCAACGCAACCTGGAAGCCGGACCTGGCGTCATCTGCATCCTTAGTACCAACTTCAGGGAATTCCTGGAGCAGCACGCGAACATCATTATCTGAAAAAGAGTTACTCATCTTCTGCCTCCACTGCCTCTTCTATTGCTTGGTTAATTATAGCTTTAATAAAATTATATCGCTCTTCTAATACAGCAATAGGTGTTTTACTAAGCTCGCTATTGCGCGCTATGAGGTACCTCAGTAAAGTATGTGAGGCAAGCCCTGTACCAAAACAAGCTTGAAGCAGGGCGTTTCGAGAATGACCTTCTGCATTCTTTTCTGTTTCGCCCGCCGCAATAATTATAAAAGCATTTACCTTAGCTGCTCTTGAAATGAAGTCTTGTAATTCTACTGCAGCTTTGCGAATTGCCTCTCGCGATTCTTTTGCTATCTCAGCATCATCTTCAGGACCTTCCTTAGACAAAAGAAGGAAGTCCACTGCTGTTAAGTTAGTTTCTACTTCCTGGTTAGAGGAGTCTGTTATTTTGTGGGCCATGTTTACACCTTGTTAATTGAAACTGTTGTGACATTGAACTTATCAATGCCCGGAATTTCTTCGCCATTCTCCCACCGCTCTTTAATGGCGGGGGTTGATGGGCGAAGGACCTGCGCTAGCTCGTAAGCCTCATGGTCATTAATATAATCCCAAAACGCTTGCTTGTCTGTTACTGTGGGTTGCTCCTTAACTACTATTGTGACACGGGCTTTCGCACCGCTAATACCACTGGCGTCGCTCTTCGGGAGGGTATCAATTAAGTAGTCCTTAATTTCTTTTTCCCGTGCCGCCAAGGCGTCTATTTGTTTCTGCAGTGCCAACCGAGCTTCACGAGTTTCATACAACTCATCCGCCAGGGCACCCAGCTTTTTACTGTTGTTGCGTATTGCCATTTAAGTATCCTCTTGCTTGTTTACAGGGCTATTATAGCACGCCTGCGCTCTGCTGTAAATAGCGGTTTACAGAAAAAAATTATAAATCGAGCTTACTCCGAAACCCTAAAAATACCGGGAAGCGGGGGAGGTCCTTGGTCCCAGTGGGCTGGAACTTATACTTAACCACTAAGCCCACTAAGCTGCGACGATTCTTCCAGTAAGTAATGCGTGCCTGCTGGGTGAAGCCACTACCGATATTAAACTGCCTGCCCTCTTTGTCCTGCACCACTAAGCTGCCAAGCTGCTTAGCTGCTCGGAGCCCAGCTTTCTTTTTACTTCGCTTTGTTTGACCGAGCTCGCCAATCTCTGCGGCATTATGGTTCTCCATTAATGGGAGGAGCTCAATCACTGTGGCTTCAGCATCTTCAAAGCGTTTCAGCTTCAGCAAGCCGCCCTCTTTAATTGTGCTTCGCCCATGCTTATACATGCAATTCAGCCCCCGTAGCATCAAACCCTCATAGCCTTGGGACAACCACAGCTTTTCCCAGCCAAGGACCTCTTCCCAATTACAGACAAACTCCTGGGGCAGCAGCTTGACAAATGGAGGGAAGTGTTCCTCTTCAAGACTCAAGTGGCGATATCGCTCTTTCCATGTAAGTGACTTATCATCCCAGCAGTCGAACACGTAATAGACCAAGCCCTCGCTGCCACCTTGGATGCTCATGACTTGTGAGGTAGTACGATTGTAGCAACCCTCTTCGTATGGAGGACCACATACTAACTCACCATCCAAACCATCAAGCTTACCATCAGCGAACAACTGTTGAATATCACTATTCGGTATCGGCTTCCCACTTCTGCTTTGGGCGACGCCATTTACTATTAAAGCCCGCACACCGTCCAGTTTAGGGGACACATATACGGGCCAAGTTTTTATATCTTCCTCACCTTTAATCGTCGCGGCGAGATTTGGTTTTATTACCACAATGTTTACACCTCTTCTTGAAAGTTTCCCAGCCCACAGTAACCTCTATGAGGCCACTACCACCACAGTGGGGGCAGCTCTCTTCGCCGCAATGGGCGAGCGCTATCTTATATGCCTGGTTAAGCCTTGCAAACTCGGCAGCTAAGCCACCACGGTCCGGGTGGCTTAGTTTCGCAGCAGCATGGTAAGCTCTCTTAACCTCTGCGACGTCTGCCGAGTCTCTTAGTTTTAGCAGTTGCCTTGCTTGTTTCAGGTTCATCATCGTCTTCCCAAGGAGCACTTTGTACCGGACTGCCAGACTCTTCGCCGCTAAGCAGCGAAGCGATTAAGTCGTTAAGCCACTCAATAAACGCCGGCTTGGGCACAGGAATATCCAGCTGCGTAATGGACACCTCATTCTTCTTAGCACCCTTAGCAACAAGGGCATGCTTAGTAGACTTCGCAATTGCCTGGGTGGGGGCGATTGTATACGCCCCATTACTTGACACAAGATACGCTTTCATTATTTCTCCCTGCTGTTTCAATTCGCGCTCCCGCGTGGGAGCGACTAAATGGGCGAGCTGTTGCACTCGCCCAACTACTGTCACTCTTCCTCTTCGCCTTCTTCATCTTCGTCGATGAGAATCAAGGCAGCAATCAAGTCAACCTTCTCAGCATCATCAGGAATATCATCGATGCCACGCTCCTTCAATTCTTTTTTCAACTTAGCCTCAGACAGCTTCATATATTCGGAGTCCTCAATCTCCGCATCCGACACCTCATCAAGCAGGTCCCAAACGCTGTCGCCCTCCTCCCCATCATCTTCTTCAGGCTCAGGCTCTTTAGCCTTCTTGGCAGGTTTGTCTTCTTTGGCAGGTTTGGCGGGCTTATCTTCTTTGGCAGGTTTCTTCGCAGCAGGTTTGGCAGCTGCCTCTTCTTCGACTTCTGCACCCTCATTGATAGCATCAATCAGGTCCTTGGCGAACTGCTTAACCAACGCAATAATGCGCTTGTTATTGGCGGTGACAGCACGCGACGCTTCAGAAGCGACAACACTTTGGATTTTTTCCAAGTCAAGATTAAGATTACTCATAGTATACCTCATATAGTTAAGTTTTCTCCCATTGGGGAGGGACTATCCTTGCGGACTCTTTACTGCCCAGTAGCTGGACAATATTTGCATTATAGCAAATTCAGGAATAATGTAAATGTTTAATTTCAGAATAGCTCTCGTAGCATCAAAATTATTTGCCAAGTGTAACTGTCGTTCGTATGGGCGTGAATCTTCTGTAAGGTACTAAAAAGACTCTTTAATTCTTCTGAGCTAAGCTGTTGCCACGTGGCTTCGCGACCTCGCTCGTAGACGCCCACAATCTTGGGCTTCCCAGCAGCATACTCGATTTCGAACAAGTGGGTATATTGCCAGTCGTACTTGGTACTAACCTGCGCTCTGCAGTCAACAACCCTACTCACCCGCCTGCCACTCATATTTTGCCACCCCGCCAGAACCCAAAGTGTCCCAGTGGGCAGGAGGTCGAATCTCGGCGGCTTAGCTGCTTTGAGCCTTTCTTCTACAGACTTCTGTTCTTTTCCGGCGAGGTACGCCTTCATAATATTCATGGTAATTCTCCTTAAAAAGGACCTCCCTCCATGGAGGTCAATGGACCAACTTAAACTTCTACCAAGCCTTCCCATTTATCAAGGCAGGCTTCAATGGGGCGACACCCTAATTCATCAGCGATAGCGTTCATCTCTTTATCAGTGGCGCCCACTGTGTCACCCTTATCGATATTATCCTCAAAGTATCGTAGCTCTATGGCAATCTTATCAGCTAAGATACAAGCTTCTTCGTACTCGCTTACTAATCTTTCTTGGTCATCAAGATTAGTAAGCGCAGGTAAATTGGTAGCAGGACCAATCTTACACAAGATTCTGAATGCCCAATCTGGGAGGCGAACATTACCACCACGAATTTCATCGTAGCCAAGCACATTATTGCGCACCCAAGCTGTCCAGACGTCGTAGTCCATGTGCTCCATATCTTCATCATATAGCTCTGGGAAGTCGTCCCATGGGGTGCCATATGTGTCTACGAACATATAGAAATTAATATGGTTTAGAAATCGAATTGCAAAATCTTCATTAAGAAATTTCATAACTCACCCCTCCATGGCTTTATCAAATGCTTCAGCAAGTGCTTGCTGCACTGCAGCAACTCGTTTGTCACTCGCAGCAAGCTTGTCTCGCGAGGGTGTAAATGTGCTAATAACTTTCTGAATGATATCGTACATATCGTTATCACGAATAGCACTCGCAGCTACTAAGCGACTAAGTCGGCTTTGCAATTCCTCACTTGGGAGCTTGGCAAGGTCGTGCCTACTATCAATAGCATTCGCAGCAAAATGGGCAGCTCTATAAGTATCATTCGCCCAGTCCTCATGGTCACATTTGCATAAGTAAACAATATTCGCAGCACGATTAGCAATCATCGCAGCTAAATCATAAATGGCAGAGGCGAGTTGGATGTTAGTATTCATAGTTAACTCTCTATAACTTGGTTAAACTTGGCTTAACTGGGGAGGCACTTCCTTGTGCCTCGTAAATTATCAGTATAGCTCTTCGAGTTGGTCTTCGTCGAACTCACCACCACAAAGCTCATCAAGCTTCTTGTTCAGCTTTTTCACGAGCTGCTCTGGGGTTGCATACTTGATTTCAGTAACTTCAATAACATCGTCTGTGAGGCAAGGATATTCATCCTGCCACTTAGCTTTGAGCTTTTCAACGTCGGTGGTTAACTGTGCGTACCCACAAGCTTCAACATAGTAGACAGTGTTCGTAGTTTTCGTAGTGTTCGTAGTTTTCATAGTTTGGTCCTCGTTAAGGTTTTACATTAGTGTCAACTTCATCAGCTGACGGAGCTATTATAGCAGGATTTCAGAATTTTGTAAACTGCTATTTTCAGAAGGCACTTCCATGTGCCTATGGGTATCAGATGAGTCCTTTCTTTTTCATATCATGGCGGTACCAACCGGCGTACCATTTCTTGCCCGCTGCATACTGGGCGCCATATTCTTCAACCATCTCCTCATAAATCTCTTTGTTGGAGAGTCCTTTCAGAATAAGGTCACTAACAAACTTGCCAATCGGTTTCTCAATGGCGATGCGGGCAGCGCCTCGGGTTAGACCTCTTACTCCCGTGCCAACGTACTCACTGGCAGGGGCAGTCTTCTTGACAGGAGCAGCTTTTTCAGCAACCTTTTTAATAGTCTTCTTGGCGGGAGCAGTCTTTTCAGTGGAGGCAGCTTTCTCAGCAGCTTTCTTAGACTTCTCAGCAGCAGCTAATTCTTCAGCAGTGTACAGTACCCAGCGACCGTCAACTTGAACAATGTGCTTGGTCCACAGTGCTTTGTCGATACCATCTTTTTTAGCTTGGCGTTGGGCAGATGACTTTAATTTGAAAGTTTTCATGGTTGGTCCTTTAAGTTTTTGTTTATGGGGTGGAAGGTGTTTTTTTTCCGGTTGTCAACCAGTGCTTGGTTGATGTGGTCATTATAGCATATTCCGGAATCTTGTAAACCGCTATTTTCAGAAATCACCAACTTTTTTCATAACTCCTTGCTTCTGCTGGAGTTTATTTCCCTCAAAACCAGGTCTACAAGGTTGTCCAGTGGGGGAACCTGGACTACACAAAAGCCCGAGGGCAGCAACTGGAGGGAGGACTGAACCCACTCACGCCTTACCTTGCGACTAATTAATGTAAGCGCCCGAGCTGGGGAGCGGTACACTCTATTATTGTATCCCAGAAGTCGCGTGTACTCTGCCTCCCAGTGGAGGAGGTAGTACCTCGGGAAGAGCTTGTCGCTGGCGTGGGAGAGGCGGCAAGCTGCGACGACATGACCAGCGACCGCCCAACCAACTGGAAACCAAAACCTTGGCAGCTTGGCGGCGTAGACACCCCAGACGTAGTATGGGGCACTCCGCTGTAAACCATAAGCTGCTAAGTAGCGTCGCGCCCCAGCAGGACCTGGGAAGACTCTTGCCAGTGGGTGGAGGTGCGAGGACTGATAAACTCTTACCGGGTAGGGCGTCACTGGCGAACCCTCCGCTTTCTGGGGCGAGATTCTTTAAGAGCTTCATCTCGCCCCAGGTCCTCGTAGCTTGGCTCGTAGCGACGTCGCGACCTCTTCACGGGCATCCAACCATGCTCAATGTGCTCTATCAACGATGCGTGGGGAGCGTCCGCCCACAAGTCTTGGTTGCGAATAATATAGTAGCGAAGCTGCGAACCGCTTGGCAGCTTAATGGGGCGACCTCCATTTGCCTGGAGGAAACCTGCCCTTGACAACTCGCGCGCGAGTCCATTAGCAGTCACTGCTGTCTTCTCCTCGGCGTCGTAGTAGCTAAGCAGCTGAGCTGCTGTGGCGATATCCCGCTCAAATGGGCGGGAACCAATGCGCAGCACTTGGTCCGGTGCCACCATTAATTGTCGCACCCAAGCTGCTAGGTCGCTTCGCCCCGCATCAATCATTCTTTCTTTCGCAACCGTCTTGTAGGCGGGGGCGGAAGGATTAAAGCCCTTGAGGCTCACAGATAATAACCAGTCAAACACATGAGCTGCCCCACCATTGTCCAACCATTTCATATACTTACGATAAAACTTCTCTTCCAGTGGGGGAACAATTACCTCATGGATAAAGAAGCGGCGGTCATCATCCTCTAGGAAGAATGAATCCGGGTGGTTGGAGGTGAATAAATAATTAATGCAGTCCGGAACAGTATATGACGGCACATACTTCATGTTCACCCGCAACTCTTTTTGGGTAATCATCTTCTTCAAGAAGTCTGAATCCTGTCGCTTATTGGAACCGGTAACATCATCGCCCATAACGAATTGCTTGGACTCCGCCCACTCGTTAAACGTTGCATGGATATCTGCTTGACTAATCTCTGTGAAGTTCTTGCCGTATATATGGGCGAGAGTATAACCAATGAGCGACTTACCAGTACCGTGCTTGATGCCGTGAATTACCGCAGCGGTAAACAGCTTGGTGCCCGGGTGCTGTAGCGGGTACGCCATCCACTTAATAAACCACTCAAGTGCTTCGGGCTCGGCACCTGAAAATAAATGCTCAAGCAACTGCTTGAACGGGCGGACTGAACCCTTGATGGGGGAGATACCCCAACCTGCCCAAGTGTTCAATACTGGGCGGTGATAGTTTTTATTGCGGAGATATCGCTCACCGCCCGGTTGGTAAGTGAGCTCCGCCGCTTCGTGGCGTTGCCCCCACCTAAGCCACTGTGCGGACGCATTAATGGGCTTATAAGACACCGTACCGTCTGGCTTAAGTACCCTCTCGGGATACTTGGCGGCGGTCTCCAGGTGCTCTTTGAAAGCTGCTGGAGCTATCTTATGGGCGAGGTTGTCTAATGACACAATAACACCTGGGTTTCGGATATATATATACCTGTTGTTGTAATCCCACAGCGGACCGGTTAACCCCCACGGTTCTGCTTCATGGAGCAGATTCTGGAATTGGGAAACGCCTGTCTTGCCCATTGCCACAATGTAGTCGTCTAACCCCACCTTGTCTAATCCCTCAACATCTGGGAGGGAGACGATATTTATATATGCCCCTCGGTCGCTAAGCTCCATGGCGAAATCTTGCAATGCCTGGAGGACCATGGGGTTGGAGCGGTAATCGGAATCGAAGCATATGTAGATATTACGCCGTTGCCAATCTATCCTTTCCAAAATGGGGAGGAACATTATCCCCATTTTATATGACCTCCAATTGTAAACACCACCAAGTCCTATAGTGGGGAAGCCATATTTACAGGCACAGGCAGCTTTTAGCTCGCCCTCTGTAATGATTAATGGTTGTGAGGTATCGATAGAAAGCTCCGTCCAGTCGAAATAACCTTTCGGAAAGTATGCTAAGGGCAGGGTATGCGGAGGTTGTGCGTATCTCTGTGGCTTAGTTACCAGGTCCTCTAAGCCAGTGAGAGTCTTCAAATATCGAATTCTGTAGAATGGGGGAGCACCCTTAATATCGGAGAGAGGACTACCATCAAGGTCAAAATAATTGATTTTAAGCGCCGCGACGGGAAGAAATGAATGGTGTAATTTCGGAATGAGGGTGCCCCCTGCTGCTTCGATGCCAAGCTGCCTGGCGTCTTCCAAACTAAGCCCGCTGGAGCCTAATTTCGAAATAGCTAGGCGAGTAAGCTCTGCCTCGGTTTTATTGCTTAATTTTCGTCCGTTGGGTCGAAATGCGATTGAAGCGTTTCTTCGGCGGAACCCTTCAGTTTTGCGGGATTTTTGCATGGTTTTACCTCGTTTTTAATAAATTAAATACAGCTGAAATACGACCATATTTTTAATTATGGTTGTATATTTGTATTATAGCAAAAAATAAATTACAAGTATATAGGGGGGCGCTCCTCACGGCGGGGGGAAACCTATAGGGGGTAAAATGCGTACCCGATGGGGGGCAACCAATACCTAAATTCCTTAACTAAAACAACCAGGTACACACAATTTTTTTTTCTGTAAGCACCCGGGGGAACTAATATAAAAACTTTAGGATTTCATATTTCGGAAAATTTTTGCAAACCATTGATTTTTCGTTTTTTATTAAAAAGTGACTTTTGTTATACTGTAACATTTTCCACAGTGAGAGGGTCAACTTTTGAAGGAAAGTGTTACGTTATAGCTATACAGCTTTTTAGCGCAAGTTATTGAAATTCTAGG